CTTCGAGGAAGCAAGTTCGATAAAGATAATGTAACAACACAAACACACTAAATATGGCTACAGCAAAGAAAACCCAAATCGTCATAACTGCCAATGCCGCCGTCGCCAAAAAGGTGATGGATGAGCTTCAGCAGCGCATTGACGGTTTAAAACAGAAGATGGCAGCGCTCGATGTAACGACCGAGCAAGGCAAGCGCGAGTTTAATAAACTGGAGAAAGAACTGGTTTCGTACAACTCGACTGTGTCGCAGAACGTTACGAACACGGAGCGTATCAATAAGGCGATGAAAAACTTGTCTGGCACGTCGCTTAACGAACTGAAGCGTGCGCTGTCTGCGGCTAAGAGCGAACTCGGCAAGATGTCGGCAAGCGACAAGGGATTGAAGCAGATGCAGGGTAATGTGAAGGCTCTGCAAGAACAGATAGATAAACTCTCTGGCTCGGTACACAAGCAGGGTGGCGCATGGCAGACAGCGATGAAGAACCTCTCGGCATACGTTGGATTGTTTGCAGCGTTCAATAAGGCAAAGGAACTTGTGACGGGTGCCATCAAGAAGAATTTTGAGTATTCGGGTTCGTTGACTGATATTCGCAAAGTTTCGGGCTTGACGATGGAACAGGTAAAACAACTCTCTACCGAGTTGGCTAAAATAGACACCAGAACTTCTGTGGATGGACTGGCACAGCTCGCGTTCCAGGGCGCGAAGCTCGGCATGGGCAAGTATGGTGTTGAGGGTATGGCTCAGTTCGTAAAAGCAGCCGACAAGATAAATGTAGCCATTGGTGAGGAAATGGGCGAGGAAGCGTTACCGGCACTCTCTAAGATGGTGGAGGTGATGGGTCTTATCCCGAAGATGGGTATCGACAAGGCAATGGAGGCTACGGGCTCTGCCATGTTTAAGTTGTCTTCTACGAGTACTTCAACTTCCAACGACATTGTGGAATTTTCAAAGCGACTGACGGGTGTTGCTCGTACCGCGGGTATCACCACCGACCAGTTGCTTGCCCTCGGTTCGGCAAGTTCTTCGATGATGCTTATGCCGGAGGTGGCTTCTACCGCTATGGGTAAGTTTATCGTAGCTTTGCAGAAGAACCATAATCTTATCGCAAAGGAGCTCGGCATCCCCGACGAGACCATCAAGAATCTCTATGCGTCGGGTCACGCCATGGACGCTATTGTTCTTGTGCTTGAAAAGATGCGCGACAAGGGCAATATGAACGCTCTTGGTGGTATATTCAAAGACCTCGGTTCAGACGGTCAGCGTCTCGTCACCGCTATGGTTACGATGTCGAAGAACGTTGATATGCTCAAGGATCATCTCTACGAGTCAAAAGAGGCTTTCGATGAAGCTACTGCAGTTACCAATGAGTATGAAATGCAGCAGCAGTCTGCTATCGGCATTCTGGAGCGTGCCAATAACCTTTGGGAGAAGGCATTTGTTAATCCTGATGGTGTGGATGCCGTGAAGAGCATGGCTGAATGGTGGTATGAAATGTCTAAGACAATGACGAACAGTCCGTTGTTGAAAGGCACGTTGCTGACAGCCTTACAGATGGTTCTTATGACATTAAAAGCCGTTGCTACGTTGTTGCCGGTAATTATAGGATATATGGCCTCACAGGGTATTTATTCGGGTTTAGTACTTATAAAGAACTTCGGAATAGCACTTGGCTCGGCTGTAAAGCAAATGTATGCCTATGCTACAGCTTCGCGTACTGCCGCTGTTGCACAGACAGGCCTTAATTCGGCAATAAAACTGAACCCTTGGGTAGCTCTTGCAAGTATTGTTGTCGCTGTCGCAGGAGCTGTGTATGGTTATGCACAGCAAGCTAAGGAAGCCGCTAAAGCTGAGATGGAAGCAGCTAAGAAGGCTAACGAGTGGAAGAATAATCTAAGGGAGGCACAGAGTGAAACTGATACTACAACTCGAAAATTGCACTCCTATAAAGTCGCCATGGAAAAGTTGAATTTGTCGCAAACGGAGCGTAGCCGACAAATTTCTCAATTCAACAGAGATTTCCGTCCGTATATATCTAAGCTCGGTATAGAAATTAAAAGTGTCGATGACCTTCGTAAAAACTACAAAGCTCTTGCCGAAGAAATTCAGCGTGCTACCTATTATCGTCTGCGCGAAAAGGCAAAAGAAGATGTTATGCCGAAATTCCAGGCGGATAGGTTAAACGCAGAGAATAGAATCAAAAACGCATTGAAGACGTTCCAATCTCGTGGAAGCGGATTTACTTCTAAGGGAATAATGGAAATGTTTGCAAGGGGTGCAAATGCAAACTGGATCTATCGACAAATAATTAAAGGTGATAGAACTAACGTAGATGATAAGGGAATTAATTTTGAGGGCACAACTGGACGTTATTCTTATACTACAAGAAGTGGCGCAACTATTAGAAGTGGAGGTAATCAAGAATTGTTATCGGCTTTGCGTCATTATCAGAATGCGACTTATCGTGAGCGTAATAAAGAAAAGGAAATAAATGATTATTTTGGAGATTTCGTTCCAGAAGATTATCATCCTTGGATAGATGAAGAGGTTGGCACTCTTGAAAAAGACGCTCTTGACAAAGACGCAATTGCCCAAGCGCGACGTGACAAGCGTGACCGTGAACGTGCTTGGCGCGAGGAACTGAAGCAAAAGCAGGACCAGGCGAAGGCTGTCATGGACGATGTGAACAACTACTACGACCGTCAGATTAATGCTAAGCTGGCTCAAGCTATATCTCTCAATATGGATAAGACAGAACAGGAGCAGTTCGTTCTTCCTTTGAGGCAAAAAAAAGAAATAGCTCGTTCGCAGGTGCGTCTTGCTGTTGCAGGTAAACCGAATAAGTGGGAGGATGCGAAGAAGATGATGGCAGCTGATATGGTGGAGCAAAAAGACGAGACGGGCATAAACCTTTCAAAAGATTTGCTTGACGGTATATTGAACAACAACATCGACAATCTACGCAAACTCATGGAGCAGTTGGGCAAAAATCTCGGTTTGTCTATGAACTCCATCACGGCAGAAATTTTTGCAAAAGCCACACGCAGCGAGCAGGAACTCCTGAAGATGCAGTTCAAGCAGATGGAGGCACGCCGTAAGATTGCGATGGAGCATGACTATACGGGTATTGTTCAACAGAACTCGTATGACAACTTCAACGAAATGGGTTATGCCGCGCCTACGAAGGAAGAGACTACTGTTACGAAGAAGATGGTTGACGGAAAGGAGGTTCTTGATACGTCTGCTTTTGATAAGCGTAGAAAAGCTATCAAGGATATGTACGAGACAGCTCGCAAGGGACTCGCCCAGCTATATACCATTGATGTATCAACAACGGATGGTAAGGGAATGTTAATGAAGATGCTCTTTGGCGATGATCCTGATGGTATGGCTGCTCGAATAAAAGCATCATTGGGCGAAAGCGAAGAAAGTTGGAAGTCGTTTTATTTGAATCTTATTCAGTATTCGGATAATTACGCGGAAGCTGAAAAGAAAAAGTACGACTCGGCAAAGAAAATCGTTGATTTCTGGTGGTCTTCCAATAAGCGCAATCTTGCCCAGCAGGATAAGTTGCGCAAGATGCAGAACGAGAGTAACCTTTTCGGCAAGCGTACAAACCTTCTCTCTAATCTCGGTCTCGCCAACCTCACAGCCGATCCTGAGATAGAGTTGATGAAGGCACGTATGCAAGCTGCTGAAGACTATTATGCCTTTGTAGAACGTAACGCGAAGAACAAGCAGCTTATCGACGAAGCCGAACGTGCTCGTCAGGAGGCGGAACTTGCTTATGCCAATCAGATGGCAACAGCCATGAAGTCGCGCCTCTCGCAGATGAAGGAACTTGTGCAGCCCATCGAGGACTTCGGTGCAGCTGTAGGACAGGCTCTTGCCGAAATGCGCTATGATGCTGAGAGTGCAAATGACGCTATAAAGTCTGCCCTCAAGTCCATGCTTGAATCCTGGGCGAAGATGGCTCTTAATGATGTCAACACGCAGATGTGGAAAGCAATCAACGATGCAGGTGCCAAACGAGGTAAGAAGGAAGCACAACCTGACATTGACGCAGCGCGTGCCAATGCAAAAGCAAATTATACCGATCTAAACGGCATCGATTGGCGTAACTTTGGTACGGAGTCAAATCCTTTATGGGTGCGCTGGACGGGCGACCATTATGAAAACAAATCTGGCGATGCTGTTTATACAAAAGAGGATGGTACACCTTTGCCTAATCCAAATGGCAGCGTTCCTCAATCTAATGAACCTCTATCCGCATGGAAGAAACGCCACCCGGACGGAACTATTGACGACTATAACAAGGAAATAAAAAGCCTTGGCGGTCAGGTGGGCGCGTCGATGGCAGACCAGACGGGTTCTGCTGTGGCGGGCGCCGTTACAGGCAATAGTGGTCTTGGCGACGCTGCCACTGGTATTGCTATGAGTGGTGCGGATGCTCTTCTTAACGCTCAGATTAAAAAAACTTCAAAGAGTGAGAAAGAAAAGAAGAAGCAGCTCAAGGAAGAGAAGAAACATCAAAAAGACCTTACCAAGGAAACGAAAAAAGGTCTCTCTGATCGCGAAAAGGCTACCGATAAGGGAGTTAAGAATATCACAACGTCAACTGAACAAGGCAATAAAGAACAAAGCAAAGGTACAGAGTTAGCGCAACAAACTATTGTGAATGCTACCGATGCGGCCCTTAACGCAACTCTCACTGCCAAGCAGAAGAACAATGACGAAACTTTAAAGTCGGACGCGGCTCGTACAGAAGGTGAGGTTACTTTCTCTATCGCTGGCGCAATGGCTAAGTGTTTTGAGTTCTTAGGTCCTATTGCCGGTCCTATTGCTGCTGCCGTAGTGATGTCAACTCTTATGGGATTGCTTCAGTGGGCTCTAAATTCAGCTCTTGCTGGAGGAAAAAAGAAAAATTCATCCAAAGGTCCTAATACCAAGGTCGTGTCCGGTATGCTCACCTACGATTCCGGTAACGTGCAAGATCTCCGTCCGTTCGTCGGCAACGATGGCAGTCTCTATTGGGCAACCGAGGACAGCAAGCCGCATAACGGTGTGTCACTCTTCACTCAGCCTACCGCCACCACCATCAACGGACATCCGTCATTGGTAGCTGAGAACGGTCCAGAGTTGGTAATTGGCCGTGAGACAACACAAGCTATGATGATGAACAATCCGCAACTATTGAAGGCTCTCGTCAATTACGACCGCAACTATTCCGGTCGCCGTGCCTACGATGCTGGCAATATAGCCGAAGCAACCCCTACAATCGCCACAGAAGCTACTGCAAACAACGAACTGACTATCGCACAAGCAAACACCAGTGTTGCCCTTCTGCAAGCCGTAAACACGCTCCTGCAACGCCTGGAGCAACCTATCGAGGCGAAGATCGATATGTATGGCCGTGGCAAACTCTATGACAGCATGACTAAGGCTAATCAGTTTATGAAGAATAAATAGTTTTTCGCAAGCAGCAAAGCATTTATCTTGTGCTATCTTTCGCAATTGGCGAAGCATTTATCAGGTCGTCGCGCCGTTAGGCGAGGCGACCTTTTCTTTTGCAATTCACTCGCATTTCTTCCACTTTCTCGTTTGTTCAAGAATAAACTTCTGTCCCCGGAAGTCCAAAACGATGAACTCACATAACCCCCTAATAATCATGGACTTTATATAAAGTCCACTCTTCAAAAGTCCAAAAATCTACTAATCAAGGCTACTACTATATATAAATTTCGCCATTTTTCTTTCTCTCCCATTTTCAAAACTCCCCAACCCTAACAATAAAGTTAGTAGCATTAACATTGTAAGTGTAAACTATTGACTATTAGTATGTTATATAGATGTTGAAGGCAACTGAATAGCAAAAAATGCGAACAAAATGCCATATTTCTACTATTCTTTATATATTTTTTTGTTATTTGCGCTCGTATAGGTATATAAAAAATTACCCCATTTTTAAACTTTTAATAGATAAGTAGCGGAAAATCAGAAAGTTAAATTGCTTTTTGAAAAATTCATTGGGTGGTCACGAGGTGGATTTTTTATGGACAGCAGAAGCGTTTTTCAAAATTACGAACTTTTCGTTTTTTGATGTTTTCTAAAAAAACGGACTCAGGATAACTATTTTGGACAAATGAAAGCTGTAAAGTCCAAAACTAAACTTTAGGCACGAAAAGCTATGAAACACCTACATTGAACAGCTATAAAAGTTAAAAATATATAGGACACACCAATTTTGTACCGAAATAATTGTAGGTGTGCCATATATTTCTTAATTTTGTAACCGTAATCAGATAATAATAATGATATGTTTGATGAGATATGCTCCATATATTCTGATGCGCTCGATAATGTAGGTCGGTATGTAGACCGTGAAACTGGTGAGTGCATTCAGCAGATGACCATCCGCGAGTTCTGTCTTACGGATCGTTGGAAACCCTATGTGCAGCACCTTCGCGCTATGCGCAAGGAGTATGGCAGTAAGGCAAAGAAGATGCAGGAGTACATCGACACAAAGAAGCAGTTGCCTGGAGCCACTCTTAGCGGCTTGTTCGCCCTCTATGAGGATGACAGCCTAACACATCCAGGGCAGCGGGTAATGGTGAGCCGTCGGGAGACACACCTAAAGCAACATACCGGCTGGCTCGCCATCGACATCGACCTCGACGACAACAAACACCTTACTCAATTCAATAATGTGCGTTTTGTATGCCAATATCGCCCTGAGATAGCTTTGCTGATGCGGTCGTGCTCTGGCAGCGGATATTTTGGTCTTGTGCGCTTGGCTTATCCAGATCGGCATAAAGACCAGTTCAAGGCCCTATTGAAGGATTATGCTGCTTGTGGCATTACGCTCGATAGGTCGTGTGGTAATATAGGTCGTGTACGTTTTGCGTCATGGGATGATCCTGAGCATATATATATCAATGAGAAGGCAACTGCCTATACGGGACTGAACGACCAAATGATAATGCCTCTACCTTTGTCTTGCTCACATCATTCATCTTATGCAGAAACTCGCAATACCCCTTCAACAAAGAATGGTGTTATTATTGGTGATTGGCACAACGATACTCCTGATATTATCTATCGTAAGGTGAAACGACTTGTTGAGAAGGTAGAGCAGCAGCATTTAGATTTGATGGCAGGAACCTCGGGAGGGTATATAGAGTGGGTGTATTGTGGAATGTCTCTCTATCATCTGGTAGGACAGGCTGGCTACGACTTCTGGAAGCGTGTATCGCGATTCCGTCCGGCGGATTCTACTTGCGGACACCATGAGAGCGACTTCGCTAAGAGGTGGCCGTCGTTTGCCCAATACTCCAACACTAAAAATTTCTTCTTCAAGCAGTGTAAGGATAAAAACATCACATTGACGAGGGATGATTTGTTGGAGATATACGGATGAAGAACCTAAAATTTCAGCGAAACACTTTTTCACAAGTATTAAATCGAAAACTCAAAAAACGGCAAAAAAACCCAAAATACCGCAAAATGCGAAGCCTATGGATATTTTACAGATAGTCAATGGTTAGTCTATGATTGTTTTGTGGCTTTTTACCCAAATGTTAAAATTCAAACAAAAACAAGATATGAAACTGATAACAATTACAGGTCCGAGCGGTGCAGGAAAGGACACTGTGGCTCAGATGCTGTCTGATATTGGCGGCTATAAAGTGTTGTGTTCTTATACCACCCGTCCGAAGCGTGAAGGCGAGTTTGACGGTGTGGAGCATCATTTTGTGGAGAAGTGCGACGTACCGCACGACAAAATGTTGGCATACACCCAGTATGGTGGCTATGAATACTGGACCACCATCGACCAGGTGACGGAAAAGGCTATTTACGTCATTGACGAGGACGGACTGAGAGCCTTGTGCGAGAAATTCCCCGACATAGAGCTGTTCAAGATTTGCGTGTCGGCACAAGAAGCAACCCGACTGCGCCGAGGGGTGTCGCAGGAACGTATGTTGCGTGACAAACAGCGCAATCTTCTGCCCTTGCTATCATACGATGCAGTAATCTTCAACAACGGCTCGCTCAAAAGACTGTTCGATGCGGTGCATCGAGTGAAATATATGATTGTGTAAACTTCGATAATATGAGAATGCACCATCTTATTAAATAATAAATTAAAATTCATCCATAATGAAATTCATCGAACCACAAGTAGAATGGTGGCAGCAGAGAACTCTTGCGCAACACATAGCAAGAGTAGGCAGAATATGCTACAAGGCTAAGGGCAAGCAACCCGAAGAAGGAATGACCGAAGAGGAAGTGAAAGCCTTCATTCAGAAGCGCGACGAGGAACGTTGCAGAGGCTTCTGGGAAAGCGGACATCGCTCGATGTATCGCCACGGCACCATTTACTTCTTCATGTCTAATGAAAAGGGCCTCCCTAACTATATCTGGGCATATCTGACCGCTTCGCCTTACATCGACTATGTTACCAAAAACCACAAGGTGTGGATTAGTGCTAATATGCAGTTCTTGCTTGAGAACAAGAACCTGATGGACGCGCTTATTCCGTATAGTGTTAGCGAAGATGAGTTTATCGAAAAGGCACAGAAGTACGAGTGTGAGGATGCTTTATCCATTATCCGTATGACGCTGGTAGTAACGACGCAGATAAGCACATCGCGCGAGCTTAACCGCACATCGCCAAACAGCATAGCCGAGCAGAGCACACGATATTGTAATTTAGAGAAGAAGGGAGGTGTGCAGATAGCACGTCCGCATTGGTACGATGAAGGCACTCGTTGGCAGCGCATGGTTTATGGTCTTGTATGCCGAGTGTGCGAGTGGGGCTACAACCGACTTCTGAAGGCGGGATTGAAGCCGCAGGACGCACGAGGTATTTTGCCTCTCGATACCTATACCGTTGTGGCATATACATACACTATTGCCGACTGGAGCCATATTCTTGACCTGCGCTATCATGACAAGACGGGCACGCCACATCCTAATGCAAAAATTATTGGCGAGAAAATACGCAATATCATCATCGAGCGTATGCGCCAATATTGTGAGGAGTTTGACATTTAATCATCAATATAAACATATATATCATGGCGAATTTAACATTAAACGAATATTTAAACGAATATCAAGACAAGGCAATGAGTACTAATCTCTTTTATATGCTTGCCACTTGTATGCCTGAGAGTGACCTCGTAGGCGAGGTCGGCGAGTTTGCAAGCAAAGCCGGTAAGCACATTCGTAAGGGCAAGCTGCATATCACTACAACTCAGCGTAACGAGCGTTAGTATTTTATTTCTATAATCAGCCTTATGATAAATAATTAAAATTATGTCTAAGAAAAAGATTACTCCACAACAGGCAGCAAAAACGCTTATGCAACCTGCGATATATTGTTTCAACTTCAAGGATGTTCCTATTGATAAGTATATGCCGGCACTTAAAGAGGTATTCTATAATTCTAATTTCGTAGCTATTGCCGAGAAACGCAATGCCCTTGGCAAGTCTGCAGAACGTTTACGTCTTGGCTCAAGTGAATTGCAGAATATCACTCAAGCCATCATCCAACGCGACCGCAAGTTGGCAGATATGGTGTTTTCGGCACTGATGCAAGCCAACCTTAATGCTGACGAGTCATACGATTTTTTATCGTTTCCCACTCTGTTGAAGTATTATGTTGATTATTCTCGCGAAGGCATGAAGAACAAGGTAACTGCATTATCTGCTAATCTCGATAAGATGACTTTTTGTGCTGATTTTCTTGAGTCGGTACTCATAGATATAAAGGCAGATATGCGTGAGATATTTAATGACAGAGTAGAGTTTCAACAGTTTGACGCTGTAGCCCATGTGCTTACCCAGCTTCGCGGATTCTTTAATTCTGTTCGCTCCAAGACCTTTGATTCAGAGGAAGGAAAACTTTACGTAGACTATTCCGACTCTATCAATGCGTATCTTGACAAGCGCATCCAAACCTATACTCAGAAATATCGTAAGTTGCATCCTGCCGTGCCTGTTTACACAGAAGACGAAATGCTTGAAGCTCTAAACTTGTTTTTTGGTACAAAAATGTATTTTGGTGAAAAGTTTATCAAGCATACCGATACTGGTGGAGAATATATTGACGCTGTAGCATTGGCTTTTAATTTAAATGAAGAGCAAACTAAGAAACTTGATAAGGCTGTTGTGAACTCAGATAAAAAAACAGCTTCGGATGATACGTTGCGTTATTGTTTTGATGTGACTGATGCCATTATGAGAGAATATTTTGCCCATATTAATAAGTAATTTGTTATGCCAAATATTTACCTTCGTTTACCTACCAGTCGCTGCCAGTTCTTCCGAAATCGTGACCCAAAGCGTGTGCTTGCCAAGGACGAGCCGTTGGTATTCAGCGTCTATTCGCCTGAATATTTTGTTATGCGTAGTTCGTTGACTAATGCAGGCGTGTTATCGCAAGAGGTCAACACTCAATGCTTTTCGCATCAACAGTGGCGCAATATGCTGAATGGGCGACATCCGCTTGGTGGCAATATGCTGGTAACACGCGACAACTCAGAATACCTTACGTATGACGAGGTGTTGCACCTTAACGGCAACAAAGAATACTCCAAGAGCGACAATGAGGACTATTTGTGCATCAAGTTGCCCAGCGAGATTGAAGTGATAGATACCGTCAGGGCTGTCACGCCTACGTGGAACCTCGATCGTAGTGGTATTTATAAATTGTTAGAACTATTGAACAATGACTTTAAGCGTAGCGTGGTGGAATGGGCCTTGGCTACCTTTGACTTCTGCACCGCAAACGGTAAGATAATAGCTCGTAGCAAAGCTGCAATGCTTGAGCGTTATCTTATGCGTTATGGTATAAACCCCTCTTCTGAAGAGAAGGACAATCTGCGCCGAGTGGTGGAGCGTTGGCTCAAATCGGAACACAACTTCTTTAAGGCCTATTCGTGCCTTGATATGCAGTATGAGGATATGTCGGAATCCGAACATCATATCGACGAAATATCCTGGTTGCCCTAAAAAATAAGTGTATAAAACTGTTAATGTGAGTTATAAAATAAGTTAAATAACAAACAATATTTTTCCCTTTATGAATTTACCCGATAAATGTAGAGAATTGTTCCTCGATGGCGTTACCGATGTAATGTTTTATCTGAAGGAAGAGTGTGTCATCCCTGTGCCATTCAGCATGGCACAAGTGCTATATATTAATAATTGTAGTTTGCCCACTGAGCCAACCCTGCATTTGGCTACGAGTGGCGAGAACTACGTTATTGTAGATAATCTTAAAGTAAAGATGACGCTCGTCAAACAGGGCAATGGTACTATATATACATATAATATTAGTGCAAATGTGGCAAACGGAGGCGAAAATGTGGCTGAAGCGTACCGAGACATGCGTGATAAGGAGTATTACGTGGTATTGCGCAAGATGGACGGCTCGTTGCATCTGTGCTACACCTTACCCCATACATTCGGCATAGGTAACACCACGGACAACAGCCAAATCGTGTTGGCACGAACCTTCTCAGCCACCACGCAAGCCATGTCGGAGCCGATACCTATCACGCTTCGAGAATAAAGCTATTCCAACCATTTTTCTGATACATTATATTATACTGTTAGAGCCGCTATTCGTGAGAATGGCGGCTTTTTTTGTCCTAATGTTAAAAACCATGGTCTTTAATTTTGCATACGGATAACACAGCGGGGTGGAGCAGCTGGCAGCTCACTTGGCTCATAACCAAGAGGTCGAGGGTTCGAGTCCCTTCTCCGCAACTTTTAGCAACCAGGTAAAAAGGTTGTATTCAGGATAACACAACACAAACAGAATTTTATGAAAGGCTTATTTGAAATACTAACCGAGAAAAAGTGGATGGTCAGTCCTGACTTCGTGCATGGTATTCGCAAGTCGCTTGAGCATAATCTGAATACTCATGCGACTTTCAGCAAGCCGGAGAAGACTTGTGGCTATGTCACAGCCAAGGATAAGAATGGCAACACCTATTATCCGGAGGAATATCAGATTTCGGAGGATGGCAAGCAGGTGAGAGGCAACTGGACTTTGGATCTTCCCGACGATGACGAGTTGGCACAGAACTTCCCTTTCGTTTCGGTTCTTGCTGTTGACGGCCCTATCACTCGCAACGGCGGCTATTGTTCGTATGGTTCAATAGACCATCGCGATATGATGATGCGAGCAGCCGATCATCCCCTTTGCCGTGGTCACGTTTTCATTATCAACACTCCTGGCGGTTCTGCTTGGGCAAAGAACGATTATGCTCTTGCCATTGACTATGCCCACTCAAAGGGTCAGAAAGTTATAGCCTTGGTTGATGGTCTTTGCGCTTCGGCTGGAATGTACCTCGCTTCGCTTTGCGACGAGCGCTATTACATGAATCCGAAAGACCAGATTGGTTGCATCGGTGTAATGGCTGCGTTTTATACTTTGCCTGATGGAGCAAAAGCCAAGTATAGCGATGAGACTTATCACGAAATCTACGATCCTAAGTCATTCGACAAGAACAAGGCTTACCGCGACATCGCTAATAAGGATGATGACAAGGAACTTATCAAGGAGCTTGCCGATCTTGGCGTTGAGTTTCGTGCCGACGTAAAGAAGGCTTGCCCTAATGCTACTGACGAGCATTCGCATGGCAAGGTGTTCAATGCCGAGGACGTGAAGGGTATTCTGATGGACGGTCAGTCGTCGTTTATGGAAGTGGTTCAGCGCGCCTTTGAACTTTATGATGGCAGAGCCGAACTGATCAACCGCGAGCAGACGGTTGAGCCACAAGATGAGCCGGAGAATGAGCCGGAGCCAGAAAAAACCACCGCAACCAACACAAACACTAATATCAATATGGAGAAATATCCTCTTATTTGCAAAGCTTGCGGACTGCAGGCTGGCGAGATTGCCGTTACGGAAGAGGGCGCGTATATGAACGCCTCGCTTCTTGACTCTCTCGAAGCCCACATGAAGGAAGCCGAGCAGAAGGTGACTGATGCTGAGCAGAAAGCCACCGCAGCGGAGAACGCTCTCGCAGAATTGCAGGGCAAGTTTGATGAACTCTCCGCTCAAGTAAACGCAGCCAACGAAGCAGCGGAAGTCGCGGAGACCGCACTCGCCCAGGCTAACGAGGCTCACAGTACAGAAATAAGCGACCTTAATGCACAGCACTCCGAGGCTCTTGCCAAGAAGGACGACGAGCTGAATGCTCTCACCGAGGCAAAGGATAAGGAGATTGCCCAGCTCACAGCCGACAAGACTGATGCAGAGGCAAACCTTCAGACTGCTAAGGACGCGCTTGCTACCGCCGAACAGACCATTGCCGACAAGCAGGCTCAGATTGCCGCCCTCACCAATGAGGCTGGCGAAGAACTGAACAGCGGCGATGCTCCTGAGAACAATGGCGAAGGTGTGAAAACGCCGCAGCTGCGCTCGTTCGATGGTAGCAAGTACAAGACCAATGTCGAACGCAAGGCAGCTTTCAAGCGTTTCTTGCAAGGTGAGGAATAAAAAACCTCGCTACCCTCACCAGCACAAACAACACAAAGATTTAACAACAACACAACACAAAACACAAACGATTATGGCAAATTTACCTAAAGATTTTATCGGTCTTGACAATCTTCAGCATGTAGCCGAGGAGGTGTCAAAGGAGATTGTGATGGGTCCTGGCTATTCGGATGCCGAAGAGATGGACCGTCTTGGCATTGACATCATCACTGGTGTTCAGTTCAAGCGCACTTTCCATTTGTTCGTCCGCAAGGGTGGCACCACACGTCGTAAGGACGTTCATCGCGAAATCAACAGCGAAGCTGGATTCTTGAAAGAGCGTACTCTTGTCTCGAAACTCTCCTGGGATAAGTTTCCTGGCAATATAGACTACTTCTGTGAGACAGTATTCGGTACCGATGCTCAGGGTCAGTTCCCTCTCTCTTCACAGGCTGTAGAGGCAATCCTCAAGGACTATGCCGACAACCTTGCTGCTAACCTTTGGTTCGGCGACATCTCTCTTGACAATGGCGACGATTCAGTCCCAGCTCGCGATCAGGCAATGGCTCTCTACGATGGCTTCCATACTTGCATCAAGCACGACATCGAGGACGGTCTTATTTCAGAGGCTAACGGCAACCTTGTTCCTTGCGAGGCTATCACCGCTCCTGCTGACAACAACGACTCTACTCCTTACGACAACTTCATAAAGTGGCACGCAAAGTGGGACGAGCGTCTTCGCAAGGTTCCAACACGTGTTTACATGAACGAGGCAACTGCCATGAACATTGCAGCAGGTTATTCTAACAAGTTCCATGGCAACTTCCGTGTAGAGTACAAACAGGGCGACAACTTCAAGCTGCCGGGTCTCTCTAAGGTTACTATCTGCCCTATTGCCAACTTCGGCGAAGGCGACCGTATGTACGCTACCATCGACAAGAACTTTGTTTACGGTGTTGACACACTCAGCAATCAGCAGTATGTAAGTGTTCGCCTTGGCTCCGACCGAGATCACAGAGACCTGTCTTTCCAAATTCAGTCAATACAGGGAGCAGGTGTACGCAACTTCCTGAAATATGCTCTTTGCGTCAGCGACGGTAATCTCCTTACTCCTGAGTATGTAGCCGGCGACTACGACAACACTATGCTCGTGATTACTCTTGCAGGTTCTGACGGTCAGAAGCCGGACGGTACAGTGAAGGTGAACGGCGCTGCTTACACCAAGCCGCTTGAAACAACACCTAATCAGATTCTCTCTCTTGAAGCAACCGACGGCACTAACTATAAGTTTACAGGTTGGAGCAACGGTAAGACCGAGAAGAAGATTCAGCTCACAGCTTCCGGCATGAACATGGGCTTGACAGCCTTCTTCAAGAAGAACGGCTAACCTTTAGCGGAGTTTCTTTCACTCTATATTTTCAGGGCGACGGTCGCGGCTGACCTGATGGAACACGCTAATCCGTCGCCCTTTTTTAATCAACACAACACAAAAACTCATAGAATATGGCAGTAACAGCAACATGTCCTGAGATTAAGGATATTCTCGCCGCTAACGATTGCTTAGAGAATTTTGGCGGCCTTGGCGTCAATGTGTATGTTTTCATAAAGGGCGACCTCAAAGCCCCTCTGAAGGCAGAAAAGAACGTTTATCCTGCTCTGACCGCCGAGTCGTTCAACACCGGTAAGGGCCTTTACAAATTCGAGTGTAAGGAGAGTAGCCAGGGACATTCTTTCGAGTCCCTTGGCCGAAAAGGCGGCTACAAGCAGCAGATTGACTATGTATTAGAAAGTGTAAATGCAGCGTCTGCTGAAGTGGCCCGCGCTCTGAACAACCTTGACCTTGGCTACATCTTCCAGGATGGAGAGAAAAGTATCATCGTGTACGATTCTCAGCATAAGGTAGAGTATGCTTCGGGTGGCATTAAGGGCGACACGGGCAAAAAACCCGACGATGATCGTAGCGTTGTTTGTAGCGGAACTCTCCAGCCCACAATCTACGGACGCTACGAGATTCCAGAGCCCGAAGGCGGTTGGGACTCGCTCCTCGCATCAAAAAACGCGTAAGCGATATTGACGTACAGAGCGAGGACAATATCGCAAAAGAAGTGCTCGACGATACCGATTCTTCTTTCTTCAGCACAAGTGACGAAGAGGAAGGAATAACGGCAAAGAAGAGCAAGAAATAATCGCTCATACGAGGAGGTTTTCATCATACGACAAATTCCTGCATCAATCCTTTATATAAAAGGTATTGATGCAGGAATTTTTTATTATATACATATTAGTATTCTGACAGATTTATACTAAAATTAGTATTTTTAATATCAAATGTAAATCAAATAAGATAATTATCGTTAATTTTGCAATTAGAAAAGTTTTTTTAATTACATTGTTGTAAACGTAGAATAACTAAAAATATAGAGTTTATGGAACTAAGACATTTACGCTCCTTTGTTTATGTCGCCGAAACAAAGTCGTTTAGTACGGCTGCTACACGTTGTTGCGTCACCCAGTCGGCGGTAAGCCAGCACATTCGCGCCCTGGAGGACGAGTTAAGATGTAAGTTGCTCATTCGCACATCGCACGGCATTATGCTCACCGAAAGCGGTGAAGCCTTGTTGCCTCGTGCTAAAGAAATTCTGAAGCAGACCGAGGACTGCAAAGAGCAAATCAACGCCCTCAACAACTGCATGACCGGCGAATTGCGCATAGGCGTAGGCTCGTTTATTTCTCCGTATGTCCGCATGGCAGCATTGATATTCATGGAGAGATACCCCAACGTGCGTATCAATGCCGATTTTACTAAAGCCTACCTTCTTAATCAATCGCTAAGGGCGCACATGTTAGATCTTGCTTTCACAATGAATATGGCATACCGTCACGAAGGAATAGAGTCGAGTCCCTGCATTCCCTTTAATGTATATGCCATCATGCGCGACACCCATCCGCTTGCCTCATTCTCAAAGGTGTCGTATGAGGACATTCTGAAGCACCCCATCATCATGCCCGACATAGGCGAACGTGCCATTGAAACCTTTCGGCAATACATACAGCGTGACCTATATAAGCTCAACATCAAGTGCATCATCAGCGACCCTGACGAAGCCCTTGCCTCGGTGGAACAAACCAGGTATATAACGTTCATGCCTAAGCTCTACCTGCGCAACCACCCTACTCTTGTAGCTCGTCCCATCGTCGGACTCGAACAGCAGTTGATGAGCAACGCCCACTGGATGCAGGACGTACCAAAGAAGCGAGCCGCACAACTATTTCTCGACATCATTCGCGAGGAAGTGGTGCCATACATTTCCGTAGCCGAAGAGACGCAAGGGAAGTCCTCACTGCCACCTTGATAGTCATTAGATTTTCTTATACCGACCCGAGTCTCACGTTAGCAGCGTGAGGCTTTTTTATTTTATTATTAGCCGAAATTATACGTTATTCCATGGTAAGAACACTTAATAAGAAACACTTCGCCCCTACCACTTTCTCCCCTACCTTTGCAACAAGTTCAATAATGGACGAAATCAACCAAACACAAAACACTATGCAGATTAAAACTAATGACGGCAACTATGATGTTGCCAGCAAGGGACTTGGCAACACAGCCTTGGGTCTCGGCATCGCAGGCTTGGCAACGAGTCTATTGGGAGGCAGCGCCTCGCTTCTGGGCATGGGAAGAAACAACGGCATGACAGCCAACCCTTCCGACCCTGACGCACGTTTCGTAACTAAGAGTGAGACTAACCTTATTCAGGAGAACAGCACTCTGAAGACCGAACTCGCCATTCAGAAGAGCGAGAACTACACCGACAAGAAGCTCGTGGAAGTGACACAGTATCTCGACACAAAGTTGCGCCGTGTTGAAGACAAAGTGGATGCAAACAAGGATGCGCAGCAAGCCGTCAACGCACAGCAGATGGCTTACAATGCGGCAGCTAACGCCAGCATTGATGTACTCAAGTCGCAGGTGGCATCGTTGTCGAGCGTAACCAAGTTGTTCATCCCTTCAACCAACGTATGCCAGACTGGTTGCGGTTGCGGTTGTGGATGCAATCAGTAGGAGAATGAGTAATCCTGTTATATATATGGAATACAAAAACTCACAAATCTTGGCGGCAGTCGTGTCCGAATGGGCACGACCCGCCATTTCGCAGATAGCCGCAGGCAACCTCATGCGCCTCCCTATGCTTCAGTCTCTACAAGCCACCATCAGCTCGTTAGGCATTGTCAGTGGTAGCTATGCCCTACAGAAGGACATCGAACCACTCATCCAGCCAATCATCAACTCGCTCGTCGCACCTATGCTTGCCCGATATTTCGGTCAGATACCCGAAGAGAGTATACCGCAGATGGCACACGACATCGTGGAGAAGATGCGCGCTAACGGACCGCTGTCTGTGCTCGAAGGCATGGTGACGTTTGAGGAAGAAGACCTCAACGAACTTGCCGATCTTCTTGACAAGAACCTACCCGTAGAGCAGACGCAAGGCTATCAGGTAAAACATTAAACAGAGTAACAAACCAAGCGGCGGCAAGCATCGTCGCTATAATAAAACATAAACGATTATGAACAAACGTACCATTCCGGCTATCATCATAGCCACACTTGCGGCAGGTGCAACCGCCACCGCACCATATTATGATGTCAACATTACACAGCAGCTCTGCACACCGGCTTGTGTAGACGAGACTCCCGTGTTCGCTCCGAAGTTCTCCGTCAAGAGCATTGCCAACGTAGGCACATCACAGTATATCATCGTCATTCACGTTGAAGGCGTAATAAGCTACATCCCTTGCAACTGCGGCTCGTGCTGCACACGCTCACAAGTGGTGTCGCAAGACTTCACCATTCCTGTATTCAGCGCCACCGCCATCAATTCGGCAAACATAGCAGTGGGAACCGTACAGAACGGCATTGCACGCATATCGTGCTGTAACTGCTCCAAAACTTTTGTTTCCGACTGTCCCATAACGCTCACCCTTGCAACTACATAAAGCCATGATAGTGCTGATAGCTATAGCCACCATGATAGCCGCCACGCTCGCCCAACACCTCGGACTGGCCGAAGCCATTGCCCGTGTTGTTGACAAGGTGGCATCATGCCCTCAGTGTTTCACCTTTTGGGTTACAATGTCGGCATTGCTCTACCTCGGCTACGATGTCTATACATCGGTGCTGGCGGCTATTGTGGTGGCATATCTGTCAAACTGGTTTGTGTTGTTGCTGCTTATTCTTCAACGAAAATTCACGAAGCTATATGAAAAAGAAAGACATACCACCGACCGCCTCGAACACTGAGGCAAAGGCAGAAAGCAAGCCCGAGGCGCAGACATTCTTTCCTATATTGCATGTCTCTGTGCAAAAAAGCCTGATTGTCCCACATTTTCGGGGTATTTGCCCTACATGTTAAACATATAAAGTACAAACACAATGAATTACAAACAGATGATTGAACAGGCTCGTGCCAATGGCATGGCTACCGAGAAGAAGATGTGGGCAGCAGTAGATACTCTCTCTACCGACCTCCTTGCGCTGGAGCAGACCGACCCAAAGCTCTACTGGCACATATTGCGCCGTCAGCACGCCGTTCTCTACGGCCGGCACTATTCTGAGAAGATGGCTAACCACGATGTGAATGCTCTTGTCTATAGCGGCATGTACGACGAGGAGGGTACGCCAACTGGCGGAGGCGCACATTGGACTCGTATCAAAGTAGACGAGCTGACTAAGGGCATGAAGTTTCACGCCAACGTAAACGCATGGGACAAATATGTCGCCTTCAACTCTATGTATGCCGACCTTTGCGCTTGCATGAACGAAGAGGAGATAATCAAAGCCGCCTACGCTTTTTACTTTTGTGATGATGACTGGCAGCCCTGTGAAGACGACTGCACTAAGGTATGGGACTATAACGCCCTACACGCCACCCTCTAATTTTTGAATTTTACATTTGTTTCTTCAAGCCACTTTGCGTCAATTACACAATTCGCAGAGTGGCTTCATTTGTATCTTCGCCTTATACGCTCCCTACCATGTCCGCACCGCCAAATTAAAAACGTCTATCTTTGCTCATGAAAGAAACCCGAAAATTATGACACAACGAAACATCAACCTAACGCTGCCTCGCTCATGGAACGAGTGTAGCACCGAGCAGTTGGAGCTTGTCTCTCGCATAATGCTTGAGCAGATACAGCGAGCCGACCGTTATCATCCCTTCGACATGCGCAATGTCAAGATAGCGTGCTTCTTCGTCTTTGCAGACATAGAGATAGTGGAAGGCATAGACGAGTCGAAGCCTCTCGAAGAGCAACACTACACTTGCCGACTCTCCACCCCGAGCCGTCGCAACCGTTTCTTCCGTCGCAAGCAGCAGAAGGACGACACTTTCCCCATCTACCTATGGCAGCTCAACTATTGGCTAAGCCCCAAGCCGAAGACCAACGACCGCAACTCGGCTGAGTATCTTGCCTCTGGTGCCGGACTGCTTGACTGGCTCGACAACGAGCGTGGAGCTCACCTCACTCGCTTTCCCTATCCCACCCTTCGCATTCACAACAAGCGCGGCCTGCTACGTCGCAAGACCGACTATGAAGGTCCGGTGCAGGATATGGATGGCTTCTCATGGCAGCAGTTTCGCTTTGCGTCCGATCTCATGGGACAATATACCTCGCTCGCCAACAACCTTGTCAAGATGAAGCAGATGGGCAAGTTCACGGCCGAGCAGATAGCACAGCAAGCCGACAGCGTAGACCAGGCACGTTCCATGTTCCTTGCTACAATCTTCAACCGTCGTATCGACTTCATCGACACCAATACCAATCTGAAGGTGCATGATTTCCATTACGACACCCGCCAGTTCGACACCCAAGCCCCACTCTTCCGCCATTTTCCCGACCACCAATGGCAACCCATCCTCTTCTGGTGGACTGGCATGATGCACACCCTTTCACGGTGTTATCCTCATGTGTTCAAGGTGCAGAAGATCGACCGCACACAGCGACCTTCCACCCCACTTGAGATATATACCGCTACCATCGCCACTATGCAGAAATACGCTGGACTGACTGAAGACCAGGTGAACAATCAATCGTATTCGCTCGTACTGGAGCATCTGGAGCGGCTGAGCAAGGAGAACGAGGAGATGGAGAGGATAAGGAAGAGTAAGTAATAATATATTCAAGGAAATATAGAGTATGAAGAAGATTATGTTCAACGACAAGTACGGTCTCACACAGGCTGTACTCGAAGGTAGAAAGACCCAGACAAGAAGAACGTTTCTTAAATGTGGCGAAGAGTCTCTTTTACACGGTATAACACCGGAATATTTAATCTCAGTCAGGTCTCGGTACTTACTCGGCGAAACCATAGCCATTGCTCAGAAATACGAAGATTTGATAAAGAATGATGAATTTTACCGTCTTTGTGGTAAAAACGGAATGCCTTTGGAGTGTATCAAATACGAGAGAGGGTGCAACAACAAGATGTTTGTCCGTGCAGACCTTATGCCCCACCACATCCGCATAACTAAGATCCGCATGGAGCGTTTGCAGGATATAAGCGACGAGGACTGTTTGAAGGAGGGTATATGTCGTTCAGACATTAAAAACACGCTTTGGGGTGTAGCTCCTATTCGTGGAGAAGGCGAGTCGGGAACAACCTATGAACATTCCGTCTTAGGCTACGGACCCTGGCATTTGTTTCCTTCTGTAAAAAGAGCCTACGCCTCCCTTATCGACCGCATCTCCGGTAAAGGCACTTTTGAGAGCAATCCTTATGTATTTGTTTATGATTTTGAACTAATAGATTAGCTTATGTACATAAAAGTAAACCGTCGCAACCGCCCCGACTGCGTAAAAGTAACAAACAATAACGTCATAAGAATCGACCCTTTCGCCATTTTTTCGCCTATAAAAGATGCGTTGAAGAATTGGGAGAAACTTGATTGTAATGCCGTAAGGTTGAAACTATAGAATTTAAGCGGAACAAAGTAAAGCGCAACGAAAAAAATAGAGAACAATGAAAGTACACAAAGAAAAACAATACATCGTTACCGTTAATCCGGCATACATTCGCCATTTGTATGAAAACCAAGTAGGTGAGAGAAAACCGGCGGCACAGATTCTACAGGGCGTATTGCAGGATATAGACGATTTTATTGAAGGCAAGTGTAAATGGATAACCCAATACATCATGCCCGACGGTTCGCACTCAATCATCATCACGCCCCTTGTGCGGCATAACCTGCAAGAGCGACGAAAAGTGAAACGAAGAAAGAGATAAGATGATGTGAGTATTAACGAAAATATAGAGGACAATGAAGATAAAGACAACTCAAATCATAAAGAAATTAATGCCCAACTCTAAAAATTTTCGGGTTAGGGTGAAAAACCAGCGAAAGTTGATGGAAGAACTGGTACGTCGTCTTTGGTGGAAATTTGATGTGATTGAATACTGCGACAATACGGAAGAGTTTGATAGTTCTGTATTGAAGATTAAAGGTTATTTTGATTGGCGAGACTCCCGCTGTTTACGTTTTCCACCTAAGAAATACGTTCCTAAGAATCTTCCGCTCATGGATAAACCTAAACCGTTGTTTCATATCATCAGGTTAAAGGAAAATCGTTTCAAAGTTGTCTGGATAAAGAATAAGCATTAACAGCATAACGAAAATATAGAGAACAATGAGAACAATTAAGTTTAAGGGCAAGAGTCTTGATAGTGGTGAGTGGATTGGAGGCTATTACTATAAGGAGTGTGATAATACCTACATCATTGAGGACAGACAGAATTATTCTATGCTTAATCGTAATGAAGCGGTATTGATTGATCCTGCCACCGTCTTCCAGTTTACCGGCTTTCTCGACAAGAACGGCAAGGAAATATATGAGGGTGATGTTATCCATATCGGACCAGATTTTTGTGTCGTGATATGGGTGGAAGAATTAGGAGGCTTCTATTTGAAAGTGGATTATGCAAAAGAACCTTGTGTCACTCCTTTAGGTGCAATGTTGCGTCGTTACGACATTGAGGTTATTGGCAATATATACGAGCAGAAGTGGACAATGCGAATCAAGGTCTCTCAACGTAAAGAAGAAAAGGAGGTAAGCAATGATTAAACCCGAAGACCTAAGAATAGGCGACCTTGTAAGGGTGAGCCACGATTGCATGTTTTCAAGAGGCACAATGTGCGTTGTTACCGATATAAATCCTCTAAAAGTCTTTAATGGGAAAAAAGGAGTTGTCACTCTAAACGCTGTCAATGATAATGATGATGGCCCTTGGGGAGCTTGGTGCGCAAATATTGAAGGCATACCCGTCACGCCTGAAATACTTAACAAGAACGGTTTTAAAGAAGAAATCGTTGGCGAATACTATACAAAGCCTCTTGATAATGAGGAAGATCTTCTTGCAAGATATTTGGCAGTAAAGCTACAAATTGGCATTGGCAATTGGGCCGTTTTCATAAGGTATTGTAGATTGCCCGACCAGGTTCTGATACGTCGCATTCAATACGTCCACGAGCTCCAAAATACCCTTTGGGGGGTGCTGGGCTTTGATGCAAAACTAAAATTATAAACGAGATATGAAATTTGGAATTATTGATTTAATGATGGCATCGCTTCAGGTAGCCTTCATTGTTATGAAGCTCTGCGGAGCAATCAGCTGGTCATGGTGGTTAGTAATGCTGCCCATTCTCTTTGTTGTAGTGTTAAACGTTCTCGTATTCCTTCTTATCGTCAACATAAAGTTGTACAAGTCGCTTCTACGCTTCAAGCACTATGACACCGACAATGAGCTTGCTATTCGCTTGAAAAAGATGCAGCAGGAAAGGGAGAAGTTGGAGCGAGAAATGTCACAGTCCACCACAACGAAACAATGACCCACCTCTACATTTCCGTGCATCCCGTTAGCCATCGGCTCGAATGGCGAGGATGGGGGGGTAACTTCTCTCCCGCCCTTAGAGCCACAGACTACAAATGCCCTCATTGCATAATGATTGAATATGACTAACATCACCATTTATCAGCGTTGTGGCGACCGCGACAAGGAAGCCTATTCGTTCAGTCGGTGCAGTGTTTATACAATCCCTGCTAACCCAATGAGCGACCGCATACAAAGAGCAATTTTAGAATATATATAACAATGATAACAAAACTCAATTTCACCGACCGCACTATCAAGAGTTATGCCATCCGCAAGCTCACGCCCAAGGAGTGTTTCCGCTTGATGGGCGTTCGCGACAACGTAATCGGCACGATGCAGAGCAGCAATGCTCAAGCAGCCGAACGTCTGCCCGACTGGAAGGGCAAGGGTAAACCCGAAGACATGGCTATTTCTGCCTCACAGCAATACAAGCAAGCAGGAAATAGCATTGTGGTGGACGTGTTGGGCCACATCTACGAGCAGCTTTTCTTCCCTGCGCCACCCAAGCCACGCCCAGGCGAGCAGCTCACGCTCTTCGACGACCTCGAAGACGCTCTGCCCGCCCTGCCGCCCACCGCAGCCAACGCTAATAAGGAGAAGATATTCCTCACCACATTCTCCGGCTACGACTCGCAGCTCATGGCAGCCGACGTGCTACGCGAGTGGCATCCAGACTTCCGATGGACATGTGTAGGATGGAGCGACATTGATAAATACGCATGTCAGATGCACAACCTTGTATTCCCTCAGTTTGCCGACTGCGCCCTGGGCGACATCACCAAGATTGACTGGCACGAGGTGAAAAGCTCGCTCGAAGGTCGCGAAGTAGACCTCTTCACCTATTCTTCGCCTTGCCAGGACATCAGTCAGGCGGGCAAGCAGATGGGCTTGCAGGAGGGCAGCAACACCCGAAGCGCACTGCTTTGGCGTGTGGCGGATGCCGTGGAGGTGCTTCGCCCGAAGTATCTCTTGCAGGAGAACGTGGCGGCACTGGTAAGCCAGAAGTTCATGCCCGACTTCCAGAAGTGGCTCGACAAGCTCTCGTCGCTCGGCTATGTGAGCCGTTGGGCTCGCCTTAACGCCAAGAACTACGGTGTGCCGCAGAACCGCGACCGTGTGTTCTGTATTTCCATGCGCCGAGATGTAGCCTTTGACTATCAGTTTCCCGAACCCTTCGAGCTGCTTACCCGATTGGAAGACGTGCTCGAAGAGGAAGTGTCCGACCGCTATTTCCTCAAGGACGATGCCGTGAGCAAGTTCCTCAAGGCGAACGACTCGGACAATGCCCTATTCCTTCAGTTCGACCTGCCACCCACACATGAGGCTGCGATGTTCCTCAAGACCGAGCTTCAGATAATCATGGAGCGCCACAACGGATGGAACAAAGGCATTGAGTGGAACGAGAAGGTGATAAACGGTCATCGCCCTGCCATCGCCCTCCACTACGAAATGTTCAAGGAGAGCCCAAAGAAACTGGATGCAGAATATTGGTGCGGCTTCTATGAAATGTTTAAGGAGAACATGGAGAGGAATAAGTATGTGAACTGACAACCCACCCGACCGTGTAATCCGTATCATAGCTGATATGATTAGGGGTGGTAGGTTGCTCACCTGCCCTGCCTCGATGTTCAGCGCAGAACGCTTCAACGGAGCATTTCACGGTATAGTAATAACCATCATGTCGCGCACCGATTGCAGCGACGTATTCTTTGTAGCAGTAGAATTATGACAATCCCTTTCAACACCGAATCCGACGGCACGTCTCGCACTATCAAAGCCAATTACTTCAAGAAAGGTGCATACGATGTTCTTGACGTTTCAACCCAAGGAGCAAATTTCAAAGCCACTGGCGCAATCGTGATATATGAATAACAACCCTCGCCCCATTATCCTCGGCTCCTACAGCCCCTCGCAGAACGGCATCATCGTGTCGCCACATGGCATAGCCTTGTGCATAGCCGGGGGAGGTAAGGGTCACGACGTGGATAAACCGAAAATATTGATAGAGTATGATTAAAACCGCCAATCGGAGGCAAATCGGATGTATTTGCTTGGGTCTCCTGATTCCTCCATCCCCCGGATGGCACGACCTGTGCCTTCGCATCTATTCACCCTGCGGTTGCAGTCCCTGTATTCCGTCAAGGGCGGAAGATGCAACGATATGCCCGAAAGTACTGATAGAATATGATTGACCGTTCCGTCCTCGTCCTCGTCCACTACCGCACCGAGGAAGCCAAAGCCTTCCGTCGTGAGCATGGCGACCGGGGAGGGTGTAAATACGGCGATAAGCATCACCGTCCCAGTTCGTGGCCGTGGAGCAATTCGATAACAACAGTAACAAAAGACAACCTCTTATGCTACACTTTCGCATAGCAGCCTTCAGAGGCCGTGACCCCGACAATCCGTCCGACCGCAAGCATCCCTCCAACGGACGCTTCTGTCAGCGAATGGAGATAAACGTTGGAGGTACAACTAACACTCTCACCTCAGTAGGCAAAGACAACATGGTATTTATAACGTATGATTAACCAAATCCCTTTCGTGCAACGCACATCACAGCTCTGCCCACGTCGGGGGGGGTACTCCACCGCACTGTCCGCACGCTACGACGGATGGGCAGGACTCTACGATGAGCACGGACAGCACACCATTGTATTGATAGAATATGAATAACAGAAAAAGTAAAATCCGTATGGTATGGCGTGATAACGACTCTATCCGCTTTTACCGAGACACTCCCGATAAGCGAGGGGTGAGCGAGTTGATGATAAACAATGTGTGGGGTGTAGCCTATACGATAATATCGGGAAATGTGGCATACGTCCTCATTCCACTATAAGAGTATGAATATGACTGACAAGTATTACATCGGATGGGTACGTAGCGGCAAGGACGGTAAGGGTCTTGTAAAGTACCGACCGCGCAAGCGGATAGCCAATGCCGTGACAACAATGGCCGGGAGAGGTATTGCCGACCCTCGCGACGGACTGGGTACAACCACGCCGCATATAGTGTATAAATTTGAATAAGATATGAAACTAAGAATCGTTCCGAAGGAGACCTATGACGGTTGCATCCCTGTGACCGTTTATATGGTTCAGAAATATGTCGACCACTTCCCATTCGGCAAATGGGTAGACATCAAAGGATTTTCCGACAAGAAAAAAGCAGTGGCGCTAATGTCGCTGTTGTATAATATGTAATAAAACTATAGAGACAATGAAAACAGAAGAGATCAAGCCTGGCGACATTCTTTATGACGTAGAGCGAAAGATGTTGGTAAAAGTGGCGCGAGTAGATGAAGACGGAGTAGTAAAGTATTCGGCGTATACCGATATGAAAAGTATATTCCAGACCCCGCCTCCACCCTATCGCGTAGGCACACGCACAGCCGATGCCTACATTCCTGCCACCAACGAGCAGCGCAAGTATATGGAGAGAAATCTGGCAGTATGCGAGTATGTAAACCTGCCTAAAGACAACCGCATGGAGGTACTCGCCTACATCATTGCCGACCTGAAGGCAGAGAACATTGAGATGACGCAGCGCGTGCATCAGCTCATGGACGACTACAACGACGTGGTACATCAGTTGAACGGTAAGGAGAAGCGCAAGGATGAAGACCTGTCAAGGCAGACGCTTTTTGAGATGCAGCAGATGCGGCAGATGCGCGACCATTGCGATAAACTGGAATTGGAGAATGGGGAACTGAAGAGGTTTGTAAAAGCGTTCCATTCCTTTGTGAAGGACAAAAAATTTTATATGAAAAAGGCGACGACCTGCCCGTACTGTCAATGCAGACCTAACGTATGCTCAACATTCTGTCTGGAATGTGACTCTTGCTTGGATGTCATTGAAGACCTCGGCGTGATCTGTGGGAAAAGATTTGCAGAAGCAAGTGTAACTTTCCCAGACAATGACTGACACCATACGCACCCTTGTAGTCGGTATGATGCAGACACCACCCTACGACCGTATGTTTTAGCAAAGTCGCCGTGTGTATTTAGCAAAAGGAATATCTCCCACGCGGCATACACAGGGAGGGGGACATAGAGAGATTAAGGTATTGGTGGAGCTGTGAAGATAGCATGTCTGCATCACCTAAACAATTCTTAGTACATTTGCACAAGCATACGAAGAACTAAAATAGATACTTCTATTTAGTTCGGGTATATGTAATGTCTAATCGTCTGACTAAACAAATTGCGTAACATTACAACTATGATACAACATCAATATTGGGAAGATTCAATCCGAATACTCGTCACCGACGAGCAGCATCATGGCACCATATCGGCGTTTATTCCTCACCGCACCGAAGACAGACCTTTGGATGGCGAAGCGGATGCTCTCATCTACTCGCTGTGGGTGGACGAAGTTCACCGCGGCCATGAGGTAGCAAAACACCTAATGGAGACAGTTGAAAAGGAACTGAAGTATTGCGGCGTAGAGTCCGTCGCAATCTCGTGGGACGGACGCGACTCTCCTCCATGGGTGTTGCATTGGTACGAAAGGCTGGGTTACGAAGAAAAGGCGTTAGGCCATCAATGCAGCACGCTTCTCAAACGGCTGTAAGGTTCGCAACCGCAGAAAGGCGTTTCAATCAAAGAACTTCATCCCGAAGGCCAAGGGACCGTACTCAGTGTGCCGCATGTCGCCACTCCGTCCAACGTATCTAACGGGCTCTGGTGCAGACGAGCGAGGAGAAGGAAAACTCAACCACTGCACATTTCTTTTTATTAACGGATTTATAGAGAACAACGAACAATGAGTGATTTAAAGATTTTTGCAAAGACCATCGAACCTGAAGCCCAGAAGCAAGTAAGGCAGATGGCAGAGAGCGAGGCTTACCGCGACTGCAGGATTCGCATTATGCCCGATTGTCATGCCGGCAAGGGATGCACCGTAGGCACTGTGATTGAGACCCGCGGCAAGGTGGTGCCCAATACCGTAGGCGTGGATATAGGCTGTGGTATGTTGGTATTCAAGTTCGCTGAGAAGGATATAAACCTTTCGCTTCTCGACCGAATCATCAATGAGTCGGTGCCGAGCGGATTTGACGTTCACGAAAAGTCCAAGCTAAAAGTTATGAGTCCGCTTACGTCACATCTTTTGCTCGATTTGTACGAAAGGACACAAGGTTGCTTCGACCCCGACTATATCGGACGCTCGCTTGGCACCCTCGGTGGCGGCAATCACTTCATCGAGCTTGACGAGGACGAGCAGGGTTATAAGTATCTTGTGATACATTCGGGTAGTCGCAATCTCGGTGTTAAGGTGTGCAACTTTTTCCAACACTTAGCCAAGAAGAACGTGAATCGAAACGAGGAGCGCAAGCGCATCATCGAAGACTTAAAGAAGTACGGCTTAGAGAGGGATATTAACAATACGTTGCGTCGTTTGGGCGCCGTGCCTCCCGACCTCGCCTATCTTGAGGGAGAAGACCTCGATGCCTATAATTTCGCTGCGCACGCCTGTCAGTGTTTTGCCGACGACAACAGATGGAATATAGCAATGACTATAATCCATGGGCTTCAATTATCGTTCGTGGATTTCTTTACCACCAGGCATAACTATTTCGACATACACTCAGGCATCATCCGAAAAGGAGCCGTGCCGAAAATGGCGAGCAGCTCATAATCCCTTTGAACATGCGCGACGGTTCTTTGATATGTCGCGGCAAGGGTAACGACGACTGGCTTCAGTCGGCTCCGCACGGTGCAGGCAGACTAATGTCGCGCTCGGCAGCAAAGAAACAGCTCAGTATGGAGGAATACCGACAGCAGATGCACGACATATACTCAACATCGGTATGCGAGTCAACCATCGACGAGTCACCAATGGCTTATAAGTCGGCCGAAGAGATAGAGGCGCTTATAGGCGACACGGTGGAAGTGGTGAGGCGCATCAAGCCGATATATAATTTTAAGGCTAAGTAAAACAAATTTATAAAACAACAAAACAATGAAAACAAAAAACATCGTTATGGCATCCATACTGCTTGTGGTAGCCATCGTTATCGGCTCATTGGTAGCCACCTACTTCAGTTACAACAATCGTGAGATTGCGCTTCGCCAGCAAGCCGAAGCGCAACGAGGCAAGATTGAGGGCGTTCACGACAAGATGTGGAAAATCATTCAGCAGAAGGCGCAGGTTACTGACGAGTACAAGCAGACCTTCGAGAAGATTTATCCGCAGCTTATCGCCGGACGCTATCAGAACGACCAGGGCACGATGATGAAGTGGATAAAGGAGAGCAATCCAAACTTCGATGTATCGCTCTACCGCGACCTCATGCAGGCCATCGAGATACAGCGCACCGAATTTCAGACCTCTCAGGAACGTATGCTTGACATCATCCGCGAACACGAAACGCTTACTCGCACCTACCCTGCCCGATGGTTTGTTTCAAAAACCATGCCTATCGAGTATAAGGTTATTTCGTCGTCGCGCTCCAAGGAAGTGATGGATGTAGGTGAAGATAACGACGTGAATCTGTTCGGCAAGAAAGAGTAAAGGCTTATGGAACTACTTGTTTTCCTTATTCCCTTCTTCGTGTCGGCTGTGTTGCTACTGTTCTTCCGCAAGCAAACAACATGGTGGGAACACGCCATACTTATCATCCCCTCGCTACTTGTGGGCGCAGCGATGATATGGGCGTTTGAGCGCGTAGAGTCGAGCGACACAGAATACTTGGGCAGCTACGTCACGAAGATACGCTATTACGAGCCGTGGAATGAGCATGTGAGGAAGACTCGCTCCTATACCGACTCGAAAGGGCATCGGCACACTCGAACCTACTATGTCACGGAGAATCATCCCGAACGTTGGACCTATTACGACCATTCGGGACGTGAGCGAAAGTGTTCCAATGAAGACTTTTCGGCTATGAAGCGTCGCTTGTCGGTGGCTTCGGTGTTCGTGGATATGCACCGCCACTATTACACTCGTGACGGCGATGCGTATGAATACCGATGGAACGGTCAACCAGCTACGCTCTATTCCGTTACTCATGAACATGAATACGAGAACAAGGTGAAGGCTTCGCGCTCGGTGTTTAAGTTTGAGGACATCAGCGAGAAAGAGGCACGTCGACTTGGTTTGCACGACTATCCCAAGATACGTTTTTGCGACCAGTCACCTATCATCGGAGCAAAGTTTTCTGCCCATCAGGAACGAGCCATCCGTGTGCTCAATGCCCAATACGGACCGAAGAAAGAGTTTCGCCTCTATCTGCTTTTCTATCGCAACAAGCCGCTATCCATTGCAGACCGACAACGCTCCTATTGGCAGGGAGGCAACAAAAACGAGCTTGTGGTGTGCGTAGGCCTTGACAGCCGTAACCGTGTGGTGTGGAGCGATGCCTTCTCCTGGTGTGACTCGCCCGTGCTTGCCGTGAAGAGCCGCGACTGGTTTATGTCGCACCGTCTCGACCTCTGCGCCTTTGCCTCGTACATCGAACCGATTGTGCAGAAGGAGTGGAAACGCAAGGAGTTTTCCGATTTCAAGTATCTTTCGGTAGAACTGAGCGACAAGGAGTATTGGGCCATCATTATCCTCATGCTCTTGCTCAACATCGGCTTGAGCGTATGGGTAGTAACCAACAATTATAAAAATTAGTATAAACAATAACTATTAAACAAAAACAATTATGAATTTTATTTTTTTATCACTCATCGTAATTCTCATCATCCTGCTGTTCACCATCTTTGCCGCTTGGCGCGACAAGTTAGGACGGAAGCACAAGGAGGAGTTTATAGAGAAGACTATCGACAAGGTTTCGGGCATCTTTACGGATCGTTTTGATGTTGTAATGGGTCTTCTGTGCAAGGTTGGTCCGTGGTATCTTGTGGTTTACACCAAGGAATCCAACCACTCTATATGGATCTCTAATAACAATATCCGCAGCGTGCACCCTGACCCTAAGAACTGCAAAATCATTATCAAGCAGTTCAATGGCGAGGATATGGTGATTGAGAACGTAAAGAACTACGAGCTGCGCCCAGCCTGCCGACTAAATGTATGACTTCGACATGTAGGCGGACGCAACTAACAATATATTTTGACTGGATGTTTCATTCGCAAATTTGACTTAGGTATGGCCCTGTTGTCCGTGAGGATAGCAGGGCTTTTTGTTTATCCCCTCCCCTAACCATGTCCGCCCCTTCTCCCCGTCTTTCCCTATATTTGCATTATAAAACATTCAATAAAACACATATTCAACACAATGACAACAGTTAGCAACTTAAGCGAGCTCCAACAGCGTAGTGAGGAGCTCCAGTCGCAAGGCTACGAGGCCGTTCTGCCTGGCGCGTTCTGTACGCCCAAGCAGGGAGGTAGCAGCGTGTTTTCGTGGGGCGAGTACGTTCACCAGAAACTCACGGCTTCGGCTACCATGACCGGAGCAGAAGGTAATGCGGCAAGACGGGAGGTTTCCGCCGTGTTCGGGTCGTCGGGCGGCGAGAACAAAGCCAAACCCGAAGGTGTAGGCACGCCTGGACTGGGATTCATGGAATGGGGATTGGGCAACCGACTGCCTAACCTCGTGTATCTACTCTCCAAGATGTCGCCCTTTCCGGCAGCGGGAGTGGATTTCGTGAAGAAAATTCTCGTTGGTCGTGGTCCTTCGCCCAAGTATCACTATACGCAGTATGTCGGTGGCAATATCACCGAGAAGTCTATCTCCTATGCCTCGGCTGGCACTCTGCTCCGCGGACAGATAGCTGACCTAAAGGCTAAGGAAAAGCAAATGTCAGAATCGGATAATCAATCTTCACAATCAGAGAACCAATCTTCACAATCGGATAATCAACTCCCACAATCGGATAATCAACTCCCACAATCGGTAAACCAAATCTCAAAATCGGCAAACAATTCTGAGAGTGAAGACAGTGAAGAGATGAAGTCGCTCAAGGCAGCATTGCAAGAATGGGAACGCACCCAGGAGGAGTTGCAGGCGTTTGTCGATAACAACGACCTCCACAAGACCTACCTTGAGATGGCAGGCGATATGTCGCTCATGTCGCAATGCTTCTGCGAGTTGCAGCTTAACCAACGCCAGTTGGACGAGAATGGCCGCCCCGTGCCTACGTCGCAATGGAACCCGAAGATTGTCGGCCTAAAACCGCGCTCGGTGTTCACCACCCGACTGGAGCGCATGGATAGTCAGTATCGCATCAACTATGCCTACCTCTCTAACCAGTGGCTCGACTCCACTCAGACGCTCTCCGAAACCGACCGTCGCATTGCTGCCGTGCCTTATCTTGCAGCCGACACAGCCGTCTCCGACCTCAACCGCCATGTGCGTGAGGCACGTCAGCAGCGAGTGAGCCGCAAGAACCGACCCACACGCTTCATTATGTCGCCACGCGACTTCGGTGGCCCTTACTATGCCGATGCCCTTTGGCACAGCATCTTTGCCGGGAGCATCTTTGAGTATGCCTTTACCATCGTTGACGACCGTCTCACTCGCAAGCGCAACAGCAACATCATCGGTCGCGTGATCTACATTCATCAAGAATACCTCAAGCAGCTCTACACCCAGCAGGGCGAGAACAAGAGCAAGACGATGGCACAGATACAGCAGGAGGTGTTCAGCGACATCAACACATGGCTGTCTAATCCCGACAATGCAGGTCAGGCTCTTATCTCTGCCGTGTTCACCGGACTGGACGGTAAGGAGCACAAGGCTTGGGAGATTGTGGAGATTGAGAGCAAGGCCAACTCGCAAGCGCAAGCCGAGAAGACCGAGCTCCAGGAAATATCTTCCATCATCTTCTTCGCCATGGGTTTGGACTCGAAGCTCATAGGCAACACCCCAGGCGACGCTACATCATCGGGCGGCACTGACCTCCGCGAGCGTTTCCTCGTCAAGCAAATCCAGTTTGCACCATTGCAGCAGCTCATGCTCCGTCCATTGGAGGTGATCAGCAAGTTCAACAAGTGGGACCCGCACCTGGTGTGGCAGATTGACCGCGAAGTGCTCACCACGCTGGATAACTCGAAAACGGGGGTGACGAAGCAGGAATAGTAACGAACAAATGATATAGAGAATGATAGAACTGAATAAGATATATAATGAAGACTGCCTCGAAGGAATGAAAAGGATTCCAGACGGGAGCGTGGATTGCATCGTGTGCGATTTGCCGTATGAAGTTCTGAACAAAGGCAATGAAAAGGCACGATGGGATAACATTATCCCGATGGAGCCTCTATTCAATGAATACTGGCGAATAGCAAAAACTAACGCTCCTATTATTCTCTTCGGTCAAGGAATGTTTACGGCACAGTTGATGATGGCAGAGCCTAAGACTTGGCGGTACAATCTGATTTGGCAGAAGGATAGACCTACAGGCTTTCTCAATGCGAAGCGAATGCCTATGCGGAGCCATGAGGATATTGCTGTGTTCTACCGTGCGCAACCTACATACAATCCGCAGATGAGACAAGGCATCCCCTCTCACTCTCGAGGGCATAAATGCGGAAATGCGAAGGGCAATGTCTGTTATGGCAACTATAATATTGAGACATACTCAAAAGAAGTAACAACAGAGAAATATCCTATATCTGTATTGTTCTTCGACAAAGAAAAGAATCTTGATATGCACCCTACTCAAAAGCCCGTAGCTCTTATTCAGTACCTCATTCGCACCTACTCCAACGAGGGCGACATCATCTTGGACAACTGTATGGGCAGCGGCACCACCGCCATTGCAGCTATCCGCGAGAAGCGCAACTTCATCGGCTTTGAGCTCAACAAGGAGTATTACGACAAGGCTTGTAAGCGCATCAAATTGGAGCAAGCGCAGCTCACGCTGTTCTGACAACTCAAAAATGGATAATTTCTAATCGGCTTGCCGATAATTCAAAATTCAAAACTCAAAATTCGCATGATACTATCAACCATCAATGAGCTTCGGCTCCACATCCCCAGCAACGCCATCGACGAGATCAGTTATCTTCAAGGCATACTCGACAACAGCGAGAAAGATTTTCTGCGCGACAAGTTGGGCGACTCGCTCTACAACCGATTGTGCGAGTATTATCAGACCGTTTCGCCCGACGACTTCTATATGGCGGTCAGCAACGGCGAACACACACAGCAGCCCTGGATGCAACTCCTGCTTATGGCACAGCGCATGGTGACATACGATGCCATGTCGCGCTTCGCCTACACACAGGCTCTCTCTATCAACGGCACCGGCATCAACGTGGCTTCAAGCGACGACTACGGCACGGCATCAAAAGACCTGCTCGACAAGGGCGTGCAGGGCTATAAGCGCGAGGCTATGGTGTCGCTCAATCAGATGCTCGTAATGCTCGAAGCTTGGGCAAAGGATTGTGTTAAGAAACAGGCTTCTGACGTACAGAAAACAGCCGAAAGCGTACCGAATACCGACAATAGTGTACTGAAAACGGACGAAAGTGTACAAACGTCCGAGATTGAGGAAATCACGAATCTATGGAAAGAGAGCACCTATTACTACCTTCACCACGACCTCCTCATTGCCACATGTGCCGACCTTCAGCACTACCTCGACATTTACGAGAGCCGTGAGAAGTTCATCCGTCTTCTGCCCGACCTCCACTTCATCCAGGACGAATACATCAGCGAGGCTATTGGCGAGGACACGGTGCAGCGTCTGCTCCACACCGACGACCCCAACGACAAGCCACTCCTTCGCAAGGTACGTCGCCTGATGGTGGCTCACCTCGAAGAACGCACAACAATTCTCACTATTGACAAGGCACGCCGAGCTGCTGCCCACAACGAAGCCATCGCCCTACGCACCTCGGTGCTCCGGCTCATGGAAATGCGCAAGGCAGCGGATGCTGCCAACAACCCCCCAGACAAGCCCTCAACCAACGCCACCGACTCAACAAGCAAAGGCTACGAAAATAACCAGCCAGACAGCAAAATATTCGTATCGCCATTGCTGTATTAGTATTTCTAAGGCTTAGAAAAGCCCAGTAAGACCCATTGTAAAAAGCAACACTATGGAAGAAATAATCCGCATTTTGACCCCTGCCCTCTCCGCCCGTATGCTCACCTCCGAACAGCGTGAAGCCTTTGAGCGTGGTCTGACTCTTCTTGAGCAGAATCCACGGGCAACGTCGTTCGTAAAGGAGAGCCGCCGTTTCCGCGACTACCATCGTCGTGTGCGTCAGCTCCTCACCTATCTGCAAACCATACAAATCTCTCGCACGGAGATAAAGCGTCACGTCGGTCGCCCCACCCGTGAGGAACAGGCTCTCTATGCCGAGCAGCAGAAGGAGAAGGCTCTTGAGGAAGCGCGTCGCTCGCTCTTCCCCGACCTAAAGCCCGACCTCACCTTGCAGCCCCTTACCTACGGCGGCATCGTAGCCAACCCTAACGGCGAGACCATTGCGTCCACCATGCCCAACCTCATGCAGCTCCGACCGTTCCTCTCCGAACGTCTGCAAGAGCAAGTCAACACCGTGCGCTCCTTGCGCAATGAGATGGCAGCAAAGGCAGAGCAAGCCAAGACCATGGCCGAAGCCAATGAGAAGGCTGGCCGACCTATCTACACCGAAGAAGAGATTGCCATTCTCGCCACCCGTGCCGTGAAGATAGAAAGCGACATCCTCCCTCGCATCTACATCAACGTAGACCGCGAAATTGGCGAGGCATACCTTCGCCTATCCCCACGCACCGGCGACCCCGAATACATCGCCCGAATAGAGAAGGCGTGCAACGTTCCACCGCAGAATCTACGCGCTCAGTTCCGTCCCTTCTATGACAAGGCGCTCGCCCGTGACCCTCTCTTCGCCCAGTCGGTAGCCGACAAGATAGCCAACGACCGCCCCGAAGTGAAAGCCGCCCGTGACGCAGCAGCCAAGCACAAAGCCGAAGCCGACGCTCTCATTAAATATATCATGCGCAAGGACAAGCCCTCCACCAAGGCAAGAGTAAAAGGTCTAACAGAACGCATAGCCAAGCTCCGCAAGGAATACAGCGACATTGTGAGCGAGGACGAGATAAAGGGCTTCGAGGCAATCTTGGAAAAAGTAAAAAGTGAAGAACGATAAGACAATGGAAAGAGATCCTTTTGACATGTTGAAAGACCTCTGCATAGAAGCCTGCCATGAGCGCAAGGCTTGTGCTGAAGGATATAAGCAAATGGTAAAATCAGGCAACATTAGTCAGATAATGGCTACATGGCGTGCCAATTGGGAGGATGTGGTGGATAGCAAGTATGCCGACATAATACGAACCCAATTGCCAAAGATATATCCTATCATTAAAGCCGATATGAATGCTGCGGGCATTTATCTTAACGAATGTCCCAGGAGCGCACAAGAGTTCGTGCTTGTGATTGTAACGGGCACAAAGAACGTGGTGAAAATGTTTGGTTACTCCAATGCTTATATATTAGGGGAGTGCAAAGTCTCTGCTTACGATCATTCACAGGTATATAATTCCAAACACAACGCACTGGTAACACTATACGACTATTCGTATGGAAAGATATTTGCAGGCAAAGTAGTAGCATTAGGACACTCCAACCTCTCTTGTATGTGTGAAGCTATTGTCGACGGTCCCGTGAAGTGTATGGCTTATGGCGGTACGGTGGTGGCTCGCAAATATCGTAAGATAGAAGCATATATTGACGCTGTGGTGTATAGCCAAAGCAATTTTAACATAACTCTTTGCAACGATGCAAAAATAGTAAACCTAAAAGAATATGAACAGCAAACTGACTATACTTGCCAACAATAAGCCGTTGTCTATTCCCGACGACTTTTCTATCTCGGTAGAGTTGAGCAATCCTTTGTTCAACGACGTTGAGATGTTCTCCTATCCCGTAGAGCTGCCGTTTAATGGCAACCGTCATTTTCTACGCAATATCGACGACCCCAATTCCGACATTCGCCCCGTCAGCTATGAGCACACACCTATGCAAATCATCGCCGACGGAGTACCTCTTGCGTCAGGTCCTGCCATCATTCAGGAAGATGAGCAGTTAAAAGACGCACTCTCGTTAAGTATCGACGCAAGCACACAATCCTTCTCCGACCTCATCAGCGACCTAAAGTGTAACGAAGTGCCAATACCGCAGAAATATCACGACCTGCTCTTGATAGGCGAGAAGATTGACGAAGTGAATGTTGCCGTAAACTATAGCACTCAGATAATTATTAAGTATCAAGGCAAAAAAGGGGACCAATCGTATGGCTCTGCAGGTTCAAGTACCACCACCGGCACTTTCTCTCCTCAAGCTCTCGGTTTCTCGTATCCTGCAAAATGCAAGGAGACTCCTAACACTACTATTCACGAAGCAGCCTTGGACGTTACTCGCACTTATCCCGACGGAAAAAGCTTGGTGTGTCCTAAGATAGAGGAGTCCTATATTAATGTATCTGACTCCTATCCTACCAAACCTTTTTGCAATGCCCGTATCTGTTATGGTCATCACGACATAACAGCCGAAGGTGAAACCTCGGACGAATTGGTGAAGACATCCAAGTCGGCAGATAAACCGGGTGAGATGTTTGAAGACAGAGGAAAGATATGGGCGTTGGAAGCCGACCGTCCGCAATCGGGTATATGCTTCTATCTATTGTTCTTCCTCGACTGCCTGTTTGAACATCTTGGTGTACAGTTCGACAACAAGGCTCTGACAGCCATTGGCGATTTTCGCCGTTTGGCTTTTTTTACCACCAAATGCGCCTACAACATAGAACCACTATATTACGGTGAGCTCTATAAAGATACCGACGAAGCTGTGAAGGCTGGACTCAAGACCACTAAGGACGTGAAAGTGGGCTTTTTTCATAAAAAGGCGAATAATGAAAAAGAAGTTGCCAACTTGTTTGATGATGTAAACCTATGGTTATCGTCGCGTGGCTGTGGCGGTAAACTGAAACTTGATAATCCTCGCGACAAGTCGTTGCAGCAGGTAACGTATTATCCGGTAATCTACGACATTGTGGAATCTACCGATGCTCGCTTCCCTGACTCAAAAGTAATGAAACGAGAGGTGAAACAAAAACTATCGGACACTTCTACTACCGAGACCGTAGGTCGAAATAATATTGCCAGCATCACTGCTCGCTCTACTATCACAAGTGCCGAGATGTATGCAAGCATCTTCCGTATGTATGCCAACGAGCAGAATTTCCCTGCCGAGTCGGTGTCGGATGTAATCAGCTCGCTCGAAAACCAGTTCGGCATAAAATTTTATTACGACTACGAGCAGAAGAAGGTCACGGCTTATCTCATCCGCGATGTGTTCCGCAAGCAGAGCGATGCTCCTCGCACATTCCATGCCGAAATGCTCTCCATGGTTCCAATAACGGAGAAGATAACTGGTGTGCGAGCAGGCTATTCTGCCGAGAGCGAAAGCAAAGAGCAAAAAGACAATATCAAGAATGCTATCAAAGACTATAATACCGACTACGACTACATCGAATATCCCAAGGACCGCACCGTGACGAGCCTAAAGTATGACGAGATTATACATCAGATACGCAACGGACGGATGAAACTCTTTATCGACCTGCAGACGGGTAACAAATATCGTGTGAAGATTGATTCTGATTTCTCGTCAGTTGACGATATGGAACCGCGATTGTTTGAAGTCGGTCAATATAAGGGAGTGGAAATAGGCGACTGCTCGACCTTGAACGAAGACTTTGTAGTGGAGATGAAGTCAGATTTTGTGCCTGTGGGAATGGTAGATATTAACTACTATAAGACCATTGATGCCAACTCTTCTACCGACTGCTTCACAGACTCGACACAGCAACCTACTTCGGGCACCGACATTGAAGGCAAAATGGTTGTGGGAATTAATGAGAAAGATATGCAGAATATCTATGCCGCTTTTATCGACGAAGATATGGAACATGAGTTTATTACTCAGTACATAAAAAATCCTATATCGTCGTTGGTTGCCGACTTCTATCTTACCGAAGAACTCTCGTTGCGTGAGAGCTATGACCCCTCATCCACCGATGACGGTAACTCGCCCCTACAGTCGTATGATTGGGGATTATCTATCGCTATCATGCGCGGTGGCGGTGTAGACTCAAGCCATGAAGCCTATGACTATGACTATGACGGTTTCGGCAATTCGAAGTGGCGCACAACTGTAGGCGAATATGCTATGACTACGGATAGCGTAGATTGCTATGGCAACGTGTATGATTATAATGGTGTTGAGCCAGGCATCGGCAACGAGGAGCGTTTTTCACTAAAGCCACGCGCCTGGGTGCAGCCAAAATGGGCAAGTTCGCCATTGGTGGTTGACGATCCTTTGATTAAAAATCGAGGTTATGTAGATACTTGCTTGATTGACTATATCTACTTTCTCTTGAACCGTAAAAAATATCACATAGAGTGTATTTGCTCCGTAGCGCAGATTGTCGACATTCAGAACCACTGGAAAGAGTGGTGGATCATTGATGGCAAGAAATGCCTAATCAACAAGGTAAATGCCGACATCACCGCAAAAGATGGTCTGGGTAAGGTAGAGCTCGTTGTGTATAGTCTTTAATTCCGTTTACACCTTATTATTATATATATATGGCACGATATATTAAACTTTCTTCGGGCTCGATATTGAATGGTAGTCCTATAACTTTTGAAATTGGTCCAAATGTAGTGGCAGGAGGCAACTTGTCGTTTCACCGCGTAGTGTTGGAAATTCGATGTGGTATCACAGGCAGCAACTATATCACTATCAAAATGTCGGCACCCGTATTGACCGAAACCGTAAGCACCACGGTCAGCATCGACATATCGTCGGCTCTGCGAACATTCCGTGATGGTTATGCCTATGCAGCCGACCAAACAATTTTCCCACTGGTAAAATTCTCTATTGGAGCCTACGACGAGTATATGCAAAATGGTGAGGTACATTCTTATCAGGGCAAAGTGCTTTACCCTAACGATGACAAGATGTTTAGTACCATCTTTGGTTACGCTTCGGATATAGAGCGAATGAAATCGAACGGTTTTTTGAATATCACAAAACTGTCGCGCAAACCTACAACTGCGCCTCATTTGGCTTTCGTAGGCGAAGAATTTGCCTATCCTGTAGATTTTGCCAAGCCACAGTCATTGCTTGACAGCAACGACCTTGAGCAACCGCAATCGAAGATAGAAACCATTGCCACCGAAGGATTGCAGACTATTGGCTCACAATCCGTCTATGCCTTGCCTGCATCTGAGTCAGGACATCGACATATATTCCGATTTATCAATTCCTTCGGCATGCTTGAAAGTGTTAGCATCCCTGCAGCATATAGCAAGAAGATAGGATATACAGCGTCGCGCTATATTGCTACCCGACAAGAAACTTTCAATTCATTTTCTCGCTCGGCAGCGCACAAAGCCTATAATCAGGAAACGTGGCTCTATATGACTGATCCTCTGACCGAAGAGTGGCAGCGATGGTATCTGCATGAGTTCTTGATGTCGGAACACGCGTGGCTACTTGTGGATGATGTATATGTGCCTTGCACTATATCCGTTGACGATGAGATAACTTATATTGATAATCTGAAAACCGATATGCTTTCTCTCTCGTTCTCAGTTGAGCTCGATCTTCATGCTTCGCCCATCATACACTAAACATTAAACATTAAAAAGCGGAACGCTGTTTGAGTGCTTCCGCTTTTTTAATGTCCGTATGGCTTTATGGCTTTTTTCTATCTTTGTCAATGATAATAATACAAAAATAGAAATGACACAAGCAACAGCTAAAGACTATTGGATTTCGAGCAATGCGCTATTCATAGAGCGCAATGCTCTTAGTAATCCCGACTATATCCAGGCATCGTGCGTGAGCGGTGCCCAAATACTTGTGTATATCAAAGACATCATACCTTATGATGCCGGACACAACTATCGTAGATGGAAGTTGCAGGCTGCACCTACTGTCTTCAACACCCACAGCGAGAAATATATATATGTTGCCATTCCTCGCTCACTCGATTCGAGCAAAGCTGCACAAGTGGTTTTTCCGTCTGAAGAGATTGACATCTACGGCAAGAACGTGAAGGAGGAACAGATTGGTGACGAGAAATACTATTATATATTCCTGCAAGGCATCCTTACCTCGTCGGGCGACAATGGCACTACACCACGCGATTGGAAAAAAGGCTATGAGATAGTAACAGGTTATTTGTCTTCAGACGAAGCCTTGGCATCATCCAACCTGCAGTCGGAATGGTATGAGTATAACAATGTGAGTCAGATTGTAACCTTACTCAAGGATCTTACCATGAAGCCTGGCACTAAGTTTCGCCAGCTTTATGCTCAAGCTATCAACATACTGCAGGGTGGCGCATTGCAGTTTGAGAATCAAGGTTCTATCTCCGGTATTGCCGACAATTCTACTCCATCCACCGCTACCGACCAGATAGCTACACCAAAATATGTAGATGATCGCACTATATCTAAGCTCCACAACGATACTGCCAAAGCTGTTGTCACTTTCCTACAGAAGCAGATATTCCGCAACGGAATGAGCTTAGGCAATGGTGAGAACTACGTGAATGGCAATGGCGATGCGAATCTGAGTGATGTTATCGTTGACCGAATACACGACAAGAATAGTACGCCTTCTGACAGAACCATCATCGGAGCGCAAGGCTTCGACCTTTATATGGGCGATGATGGTAAGAGTCACCTCTTTGTAGATTATCTGACCGCAAGAACGAGGATGTTCGCTTCGAGCGTAGAGATACGCAAGGTGAGCTATTCGGGCGGAACGACTATCTTCAGTAATGCAGGCTCACAGATAGCTAAGGTTAGCTATATTTGGGATGCAGCGAAAGAAAAGGTAATCGCATACAAGTGCTATGCGGTTGCAGACGATGGTACTACCAAGACGATGAACTGGTGGCATGTTGGCATGATGGCTTTATGCCAGACCTTTAATGTGAAGGCAGGAGAGAGTAAAAAACTTGAAAACAGATACTATTGGCGCATGGTTGTAGGTGTGGGGCAAGAGAAGATAGATGGCAAGCTCTACGATTATGTAGTGTTATCCAACTTGCAGACCTTCCACGGCAACGACAACGTGATACCGTATTCCAATACTGGCGCACAGTTCGGCAACGGCTTCCCTATAGCCTTTGGCGCAACACTGGTAAACACTACTGGCGATATGGAAATGAAGAGCCTTGCCTACATATTCCAAGACCAAGAGGGCAAGACTACGGACGACAGTAATACGGCTATTGCGGACAGGGTATTCTATGGCTACGAAACCGTGGACGGTGACAGCGAGCCTGATGCCCCACAAGCCTATGACGTGATAGTACAGGCTGGCGACCAGATAGAGTGGAAGAAGTACGGCAATGTCATCAAGCTCTCAACTTCCACAGAAGACAACGCTACGGATAATGCCCCTGCCATAACAATGTACCACAAGATGGGTGCTCCGAATGCCACTGGAGATACCTACGAGAACGGAAATCCTGTTATTAATCCGTATCTTTGGCGGACTGTCACGGCTGTCATATCTCCAGAAATAGTGATGTACAACACGGACATATACAAGCTGTTTCAAGGCACTCCCGACAATATTGTAGACCCTATTGTTGTAATATTTGACATCATCCCGTCCGCACAGTACATAACAAGGCATCCTGTCAGCAGAACCACTACCCCGTCAAACATAACGTTCAGGGTGAGGAGACGTACAGGCAATGCCGTGGACTATATAGACAACGCAAAGATTTATGCCTGTATCAACGGCAGCGAGGAGGGAACGTTGCTCTCAACCAAGCAGCTCTCTGACCTTGGCACAATATACGACATGAATTCTGTAAGCCTTTATGCTACTGTCAATGCCGTGGAAGCAGGGAAACCGTATGACAAGCGTGTTGCGGAATTGGATATTCCTGTCCTTACAGACGGTGATAAAGGTATAGATGGCACGGATGCGCTCGAAGTTACTATCAAGAATGCTCCTTTGGTCTTCGACACGAACGATAATGGTGTTGTCAGTTCTTCGACAGTACAGACAGCAGAGATATGGATAGCAAGAGAAGGGAAGAATGTTATTGCCGACATTAAACAACCAAGCATAACAGGCAGTTTGAACTTTACGATTGGAAGCGATAACGCAGTTATCCGCAAGACTTCGGAATGCTTACAGATTATCTTGAAGGGCATTGGTATAGCTAAAGAGTCGGTAAATGGTAACTACGTTAGCAAGACGAGCGGATATGTGGTAGTGTCGTTCAACGATGGCACTAACCCGTTTCAGCGACAGATACTCTTTAACGTCAATGTTGCGAGATTCAACAGCTCTGTTATTCAGACAGCTAAGCTTTACGAACGGAAATACACAGAAGTTAGTAACAAATATGATGCTCTACCCGAAGAAGTTAGAAACAAGGAAAGCTTTACTGAGTATAATAGCGCAATCAAGCAGACCGCAAGAGGAATCTCCCTTAGTGTAACTGAGCAAGCAGCAAAGAAACGCAACCTGCTCATTAATTCAGATTTCGCAAGAAACGAAGGATTTTATTTCCCTAAGTTGGCTTCAAAAGCTATTATCGAGCGATTGAGCGGATATGAAGGTGAGAATTGTGTTCACACCTTCGCTTCAACGGTAGGGGCAATTCCTGTTTTGACTTGGGGAGGTAACGGTAATGTTTCTCCTAACATTCCTATAATAGTTGGCAAGAAGTATACTATCTCTTGTTGGGTCAAGGTGTCTAACTTGTCATCCGTATTATGTATCAAGGTGTTCAAACAGCAGAGCTTGACGGACAGCGTAGGTACAGACACAATGCTCGACACACAGTACCCCTTAGACGCTAAAAACACATGGCAACTCGTTACGACTACTTTCGAGGCTTCGGGCGACTATTCGTATGCCTCTGTGAGCATATTCGTCCGACCTACTGCGAATAGTCGTGTTGACAGTTACATTTGCCGACCTATGCTTGAACAAGCCGACTCGTACAACGGTTGGACTCTTGCCGAGGAAGATTACGTATATCGTAACGGCAACATGCTTGATAATACACGCTACCTTAATACAGGTGGCAACCTGATTACTGTGGGCACTATCTACAATAATGTCAAGGATAATTGTAGTATGAGCGAAGCAAGCGTAGATATGGTGACTACCGAAAGAAGGACTGGTACTCTCCTTCGATACAAGCTCCCTCTCGAAGCCTATACCGACTATGTGCTTTCATTCTACATTCGCAGCAAAGACATTGATAGCAAGCAAAACGTTATCTGTACAATTATTCAGGATAGTGGTGTATTCTTTGCCGAAGCGTTAATGCAAAAAGAGAAAGAAACCGTAGGGATTCTCTCCAACTACACTTCGTTGAATGGTAACACCACAACTTCGGGTTATGTGTCGTTTTCTTCTATTCCTACAGAATGGACGAAGGTGTCCTATCATTTCTCACTCAATACTAAGAATACCGCACAGTCTATTAGTATTCTCGCCTATGCGCAGAATGGCGCAGGCACATTGCAGATATGCCAACCGAAACTCGAAAAGGCTGTTACCAATACCGCTTGGACAGAAGCTACACAAGACGTAGCCTACCAGGATAAGTATAAGCGAGCCGGCATAGACCTTGACACAGAAACCATCCGTCTTAGTGCCGAGAGAACCATAATTGATGGCGACCTGCATCTAAAAGGTATCTTGGTAGAGAATTACGAAGACCTGAGTGCAAATAATGATTTGTTTATCGTATGCGACATGAAAGCTCATAAGTCTGTAACGGTATCTCGTTCTCGTGTAATCCTTCCTATGCTTGATACGCATACCATTAAGGATTATAACGACAAGGAATATACTGTTAACGGTCTAAAAGAAGCAGGTGTGAAGCTCACAATTGCATCTAAATATAATTCTTATGTGGCTAAATGGGCACAGACGACACCTTCTTTGTTTGAAAGCTATAAGAATTTTGACAACAGAGGATTGATGAAAACATATCATAACTATGCTTCTGTTGTTTTTGCCGACCCACGAATAGCGGATAAGGGAAACTATAAGATTGTAGATGGCATAGATACTCTTGTTCCAACAATACTTCCTGAAGGAGGTGGAGGATATGCAGCAACAGGCTATGAGGGTGGCGTGTTTGTTTGTAATGGTCGCAGAGGTCGTGCTCTTGTATTAATGCCTGGTCAAACGTTACATCTAACGTCTGCTATAGAGTACGTTAATGAGAAACAGGTGTTAATCTGGTATGTTGACAATAGTAGTGACTTCACTCCTCTGACGAAGGAGGTCTGTTTCTATTCTTGGGATGGTTACACTTACGACCACGGCTTCCGTTCTAATGGTGGTAATGCCTTTCCTATGGAGGTGTCAGGCTCGTCTGGAAGCGAGTACGAAGACGCTATATTCGGAACAAAAATCCTCGACGAAACAAATCTGAATGGTAGTCTACATGCCTACTGGGGTGGATTTCTTACAGGCTATTCTGATTAAGTGTATTAAATTAAAACAAAAAATATTATGGAAGAAGAGAAAGTTTTAAATGTCACGCAGCTTCAAGTCGTAGACAAATTGCAAAGCGAGGATGTGCTCTTTGCTCCTCCTTAGTTATCACGAGATTATCCTGCATCAGATGAATGGGGAATGGATAAGGTGCAATCAGGGGAAGCTTTAACCATACCTCTATTCTAAAAAAATAGTATTAAAATAAACATTACGGCTATGGATATAAACAGCATAGGAACAAAGGTTGAGAACGAAGGCTCTACCATGGACGGAAGGCTGTATGCCGACGAGTTTAATTGCGTGGTGGACACTATCAAGGACAACAAGGAGGCTATAGAGAACTTCAAGGTGGACACCATTACAAACTTGGATATTGAGGAACTTTTCAAATAAGTATAAACTAATAAATTTGTAAATTATGACAAAATATTTAGACAAAGACGGACTGGTTCTTTATGACCAGAAGATAAAGGCGATTATCAAAAAAGCACAGACCGCTGCCGACAACGCACAGTCTTCAGCTAATACCGCCAATACCGCTGCGGCACAGGCTAAGAATGCGGCACAGGCGGCAAGCATTGCGGCACAGGCGGCACAGACAACAGCCGACAAAGCCCTACCAAAGAGTGGAGGCAACATGACAGGAGCGGTAAACTGGACAGGCACAAGTTCTCTCACCGAAGGCACTACTATTGATAAGTCAGGAGTGACTACCCCTAAATTCGTAAGAAAAAACGGCAAATCCACACAGATACTCATGGCTGACGGCACTGTCAAGACTGTTACGGTTTCTGGAGGAATGGCACAGGCTGGCATGATACCTATGCTCGACTCTACAGGACGCATTCCGCTCGCACAGCTCGGCAATGTGGACACTACACTCTTTGAAGTGGTAAAGTCTCTCCCCACATCAAACATCAAAAGCCATATATACCTCGTGGAATCTGTTGCTGATGAAGAGCAAAACAGGTATTCGGAGTATATATATACTGGCGATGTCAGTGCCACATACGACGAGACCAAGTGGGAAAAACTTGGCGACATGGACTATCAGATAGACCTCGATGACTATCCTACCAAAGCGGATGCTGTCGGCTCGGTGGAGTTTAATACCAACAACGGGGGTCTCGGACTTGTGGTAAAAAAATGTGACGGCAGAGACTTAACGTATGCGATACCCACCGCCACCACCTCGCAAGACGGTGTGATGACGAAATCGCAAGTGAGCAAGCTCAACGGCATAGAGGCAGGCGCAAACAAGTATGTGCTACCGCAAGCGACTACAAGTGTGTGGGGAGGGGTGATGACTGGCACCACAGTAACACTGATAGAAGACCATCTGGAGATTAACGACAATGAGGTCAAGATACCGATAACGGAAATCGAGGCTCTGTTCAAATAACGACTAAGTAATGTGCAAAAAAATAACTTCCGCAGAAAATCTGCGATCAAGAGCCTTTGATGATTTGGCAATTGAGCTAAACATAAACTGCAACAGAAAAAATGCGGAAGTTATTTTTTTAACATTACTAAACTACGCAGATTACGAAGAATTACTAAACCTTATAAGTAAGGCATCACAGATAGTAGTTACCTACACATAGATAGACACCCCATGGAACAAATTTTAATACATAAAAAACTATGGAAAAATATTTAAGCTATGATGGTCTAAAGCTTCTGATAGAGAAGATAAAGACTGCACTGAACGGCAAGTCAGACACAGGGCATACACACAGTGCCGTGACAACAAGTGTAAACGGTTTTATGTCTACCTCGGACAAGGCAAAACTTGACGGACTGAACACATATTATGTGTCCAGTGCCACAACGGCAATGTTTGAACAGTCAGAGATGCAGTCAAGACTTGTAAACCTCCGCTTCCTTGCATACTGGAATGGCGCACACTCTGGAACAGCGTCAAACCTCGCATATTGCAAGCAGGGAGCTTTCGGTACTATAATAACAAAGAGCAGTGATGACTATATACGGAAGATAACAAAAGGAACGCACGAGCTTGCCTCTTATCTAAAATACTCATATTCTAATATCGAATCAGGCACAACTCAAGTATTGACCAGTTTTTCACTTTCTGTTTATAGTGGTTCAACTCAACAAGGGCATCTGTTTCTGAGTAAGACATCAGCATCACTTGGAACGTCAACATCAAAAATAAATTTTGGAGTCAACAAAATACAATTTACTGTAGGTAATACTACCTACACTCTGAATGCTGCAAAGGCAAAAGAGTTGGGGGTATTAAGTTAAAGATAAAGAAAGGGACAAACATTATGAAAGCAAGCAACAGATTAATTGAAAAAATTAAGGAATTTGAAGGCTACAAATCAAAAGCTTACCGATGTCCTGCTGGAGTGTGGACTTGCGGTTATGGACACACACGCAAAGTTACAGCCCATACCTCCTGTACTCCAGCAAAAGCTGAAGAATGGCTTTTTGACGACCTTAGACCAATCGAGATATTTCTTTCGGCATCTCCTCATTTCACGAAGACTCAAGGACGTTTCGATGCCTGTGTAGATTTCTGTTTTAACCTTGGTCTCGCAACCTTCCGTAAGTCTACACTCTATCGACTCATTCTTCAGTCAGCTACAGACGAGGCTATTCTAAACCAGTTTAGCCGCTGGATTTATGCAAATGGTAAACCTTTAGAAGGTTTAAAGAAACGCCGAGCTTTCGAGTGCCAATGTTGGCAAGAATAAAGAATAAACAATAAAAACACAAAAAACCGCTCTTCATCCTCGCGGACCCAGAGCGGCAATAACATTTTAAATACTTTACAGAATATGTTTTCTAATAAAATACTTTGCAAAGGTACAATATTTTTTTGGTTCTTGCAAGAACTTGTCTTTAGTATGTTAACATCGGTCCTGTATCGCGGCCTGTAAACGATATGTTGATATTGCGGGCATAGTCGCCGTTCTTTTCCGTCATTTCGTCAACGTGTAGCGTCACACGGAACGTCTTTCTTCCGTATTCGTCGCCCTTATCAAGAGTTTTTATCTCTGCCCAAGCTCCTTTTACGGGCTGGTTGTTCTTCCAAGTGCTTAGTTCGTGCTTCTTGTATTCGGGTCGCCACTGCTCCTTCCATCCCCATACCGAACCGCTGACTTCTGCAATCTGATAACGGCCGTCATACATGTCGTCAGCAGGGGCATTGTAGACGATAAAACTGATAGTGTAGTAGTCGGTTTTGTAATTACCTACCATTGGGTCGCTTTCAAGTCCGAACGATCCCATGCTATAGGTATGGGTATAAGACAACTGATGCACGGGCTTCTCTTTGAGAATTTTTGCATACGGCGATTCAACTGGCACATATTCCTCCTCACCATCGTCACTACTACTACAGCTCGTCACACTCGCGCCCACAGCAAGCAACATGGCTGTCATGAGCAAAAAACTGAAAATCTTTTTCATACTTTGATATTTTTATACGTTAGTACTTTTGTAGGTTTATATTTTTTTAATTACCGGATGAACCTGAAGAAACAGATGTGTTTTTCATATCATTAGTCTTCTCCATGTGAAGGCTCCCGTCATCCGGTTTATCCGATAACGGCTCACACCCTGGCGACAGCGGTGAAATGGAGACTTAAAGGTAGACAGGCACACGGAGGCTTTAACATTTCCCACGGTAGGCACAAAGTGCTTGCCGTAGGATTTTCATTCTTCGGGCAGGAGCACCACACCGACACGAACCTTTGCGCCACAATGAGGGCAGAAGGTGGTGGTGTTAACTGCAGGCTCTGCGTCGGGAATCTGAACAACGGTATTTTTAATGTCGAGAGCTTCCGTATTTGTTGAATCGGATTCTTTCCCCTCCTCTTTCTCTTTGTTGAATAAAAGAACGTTTTTCTTAGCATCGTCCGAATCATCTATTGGATAGAATAAATCAGTGATGTCGCAATCCAGTTTTTCGCAAAAATCTTCCAAACGTTTTATTGTAGGGTTGCCTTTAATGTAATTCTGAATGATGTTCTGCGTCTTTAGGTTGAACTTCTGACAGAAAGACGTAATTGTGTAACCGCGCTCTGTTATGGCGCGACGGATGTCGATCTTTGTTCTCATTTATATATTTGTATTATTTTGATTGCAAAATTAATACATATATTTGTATGTTGCAAGTTTTTCTCAAGAATAATTATCATATACGTTTGTTTTCTTCAAAAGAGGATGTTTTTATCAGTTTACAGTGTTTTTATGTATTTTTGGTGAAAAAGAGGAATATATAACTTGTTTTATTATGTTTGAATTATTCTTTCGCCCCTACAAATAGCTAATTATCAATGTTTTAGCTTATCTACCAACCTATAAAAGCTATCCCAAGAGGAGCACCTAAATAATTGATAATTAGAGCAATCATGTCCATCAATCTCGCCCTGCAACTTTGTTTCACAAGCGAGAGCGCCGCCGCACTGAGGAGGGGTTCTACGTCCCGATGTAGTCATTTTTTGCGTTTTATGCTCTCGCACACCACAGACGGGGCGAGGGCGCACGGCTCAGGGCGTGAGGCATACCAGACGGGGCGAGGGTGTGCCCTATCGCTCGCATAGAAGCGGATCGAGGGTGTGGCGGTCGGGTGTGCTGTTATGTGTCGTTGTGTGTCGTTGGTGTTTTTGTAAGGATGCAAGAAAAATAAAAGATAATACAAATAAAAGTACTAAAATATTTTGTTAGTACAAATAAAAGTACTACCTTTGCAGTGTTCAAATAAAATAAATATAAGATGAAACAATTAAAATTAACAGAGGTAGAGCGCGAGCTAATAGAGGCAGGGCGCAACTACAAAAGGAGTTACCCGAACGGCGCAACAGAGTTGCGTTACTATGTCGAAAGGCTTTTTACGGAATGGCTGGACGGTGACGAGTAATAAAGAATTAAAAAAGAGGGTGCCCACTTCGGCACCCTCCTATAAGCAAATAAAACTTTAATATATATACTATTATGGCAATAATGATTTTAAAACGGACACAGGCGGAGACAATGAAAGCGCAGTTATCCGATCTTTTAATCTCTATATCTTGGGCAGACTTGGCAAAGCGTTATTTTAACCGCTCCGGCTCTTGGCTTTATCATAAGTTGGACGGTATAGACGGAAACAAAAAGCACACAGCATTTACAGAGGAGGAGCGCGAACAGTTGCGCGGCGCTCTCGTTGACCTTAGCGACAGAATACGCCGAGCAGCCGACCGCATAAAATAAAGCCCCGGCTTTTATATTTAGCCGTATTTGAACACAAGCCGCCGCAGGGCTGCGGCGCACCATTCCCGACAAGGTTTGCACCCTGTCGGGATTTTTTTTTGCTCTTTACCTCTTTGTTGCTTCTTCCCGCTCCAGCCTCTCAACGATGGCGCGGAGCTGTTGCACGGTGTCAGCGGTGTATATCTCACAGCCTACACGCACGACACCCACCAAGCCACCACCGCCACCGCCTGAACGCTGCGTCCTCGCTTGCTTCAGCTCCTCCACGACGGAAGGAGGGGCGAGGAGCTGCCACGGCTCGACATTCAGAGCTGCCGCGATGCGCTCTAAGGTGGTGTAACTTGGTTTTTTTAAGTTGTTGGATAATGTGGGGCGTGTCACCCCCATTTTTGCGGCTACGCTTGTAATTGTTTCGCCGTGTTGCTGTATTATCTTTAATATGTTCATTTTATTCTACCTTATATAATATACTGCAAAGGTACTTTAATATTTCTAACGTTTATATATTTCAACGTTAAATAATGTTTAACGTTGAATATTTTGAAACGTTTTATTTTGTACGTTCATTTATTTCTACTATCTTTGCAAACGAAAACAAATAACAAACAAAAAAATACAAGATTATGAAAGCAACATTTAACCAGATTACCGAGAATTTAGTAAAAGTATTTACCGATAAGGCCGAAAGCGCACAGTATTACAGCGACAACGAGCAATATGTATGCCTGTGCGGATGGTGCGGCACCATGTCACCCGTATCTCGTCCGGCATACGTTAAGACCTTCGGCAAGGTCACGACCGAGGAAGCAGAGGCCAAGGCGCACGAGATTATCGCAGAGAAGGAGGCAGCACGCCAGCGCACCAAGTACGCAGAGCACGCACGCGAAGCCGACAACCTCGAAGGAGTGCCCGCCGTTGGTGGCTTTTTCTGGGCTGATAATAGCGGCTTGAAGTGTGACGGAGGCCGCGGACTTTTTGAGGAGCTGCACGCCCTCAACTACTACACCGACGCACAGAACACCCCCGCCCGCCTGTGCTGCGTTGGGCAAATTATAAACGTATCGGAGGCAGATTTTGCACGCCCAGAACTTGCCGACGAACTCGTAACACGTCACAACCTGCAGGGCTTCGCACGTTCCGAGGATGTGCCCGAAGACGATAACGACTACTACAACGACCCCGAAATATTGGGCACTTTTTACACCGTCGGCGCTCTCGTAGTGTCGCCGACTGGCAAATATTACCTTATAGACTCCGAGGGTTACAGTTACGCCCGTTACATTTATTTGCCTATAGAGTGGCCCGAGATGCTCGCCGACGAGGTGGCAGGCGTCAAGGCTGCCGAGGACGCACGCAAGGCAGAAGAGGCGCGAGAGGCAGCAGAGGAGAAGGCGCAGCGCCTCGCAGAGTATCGCGCACGCTGTGCGAAGTGGTCGCACCTGATGCGTAATGTAGAAAAGATGGAGCAGGAAGGAAAAGCGACCGCCCGAAAGATTGACAACGCGCGAAAGGCTAATATTTTGACCATGTGCGCCGCTGCCTTCCCGGGTGTCAAGTTCTCCGTATCTGTGCGCCGTGGCTGGGGCGCTGATTTTGAATTAACATGGACCGACGGCCCGACCGTTGAGGAGTTCAACGCAAAAACCGATCTTGCCTTATTTTGTAGCCGTCGCGACACTTTCAACGGCTGGGATGATTCAAGCGACGTAATTTTTGCCGAGTTTGCCGACTTCGCACGCCTGGCGATGGGTCGCAACGGCGGCAATGTTGGGACAGTTCGCGAGATGTCGGACGAGGCGCGCGCCTCCCTATTAGCTGACATATTCGCCGCCGTGCCAGCCGCCGACAACCGCAACAAATACGGCTATACTGATATATATACCTATTCCAACAAGGAAGCCGAGGCAGTGGCCGCAGCTCTGGGCGTGGACGTGTTCGACATTTTCGCGCATGGCTACGCCGAGAACGCCGAGACCATCGCCCGCCGTGCCTGGGATAAGCGCAGCTATACCAAGACCGCGACGCCGGACCCGACCGACCCGGCACCGAGCAAACACACCGAGGAGGAGCACACCGAGGCCGCACCCGCCGAGGGTCTGCAGCTTGTGGAGATCGCCGAGGGCGTGGCAGTGGTAGGCGACAGCCGCACGACATACCGCAACCGCAAGCAGATCAAGGCACACGGCGCGACCTGGAATAAGACCGCGCAACAGTGGCAAGCAAGCGCACCGGAGGCCGTGGCACGCCTTCGCGAGTGGTTCGGGGTGAATAATACCCCGACCACCGAAGAAGGCGACACAACGCACGAGAACGAGCCACAAGACGAGCACACGACCACCACCGAACAGGGCGCGAGCGGGCAGACCGACCCAACAGCCGACACCCTCGCAGATGAGCAGCAGGAAGGCACGCCGACCGCTTCGGACTCCTTGTTATACGATGCCGCCGAAATCACGGACACCACGACAACAGACACCGCCGAAGACTTCGCGCACGTGCTGGCAGCCGACCGCCTGGAATTGTTGCGCAGTGCCGCCGCTGACTTCGCCCGACTGACGCAAGCAGGGGAGCACATAGCCGCCGTAAATGCGCGATTTTCTGCCCTCTTTGCGTGTGGCGTGGACGTTGCCGACCTCGTGCAATCTGTCGACTATAAGGCGGACCAATACGCCCGACATCGTGCCGCTGTAGTGCTCACGGCTGACGAGTTCCGCACGCTGTACGGCTTCAGTAAGGAGGAGCAGCCGGAAGACTGCTGCAGGGTGTGGCAGTTTGAGCGAGGCACGTATAACGCCATTAACTACGAATTGCACGAGATCCGAGAGCTTGGCGGGGTTTATAGTGTCGTTTTTCATCTGTGCGAGCTATACCCGGAGGGTTCGCCTTTCTCTGTTAGTTATAACACCTACATAGAAGCCGCGGCGAACCTTGAAAAGCTCCGCCCTGGTGTGCGACTGATTGCCGAACCTGCGGCATTATAGCGTGTGCGAAATATTGAGGACTCCGCACACGCTTAAGAAAGCCCCCCTATATTATAGAACCTATAAAATATTAAAAAATTATGAATAAGAGAAGAACTTTTTCCATATTGGGCGTGCGATACAATGCGCCCGCCAGTCTGGACGAAAATATACACGAGTGGTTCGCCCACAACGCGCCCACCGCGGACTGCGACACCATCCCCGCCGACGCCAATTTTACGTCCGTAAATGCCGCGCTCTCGGGCTCTCACGCCCGCCCACTGCCCGACTGGTGCACCACCATAGACAACCTTACTCGCCTTCTGATATATTACAGTGCAGCCGTGTGTGCCGCGCCTGCCTCTGCTGGCCGTCACCTCTCCGTCCCCAAAAAATTTGTTATGTTGGGAATGATGCAGAAGCCCGCGAGAAAATGACATTTGTCAGTGAGAGCGCAAGCCTGGGCGCACCGTCGCCCGGCTTAGTCACACAGCAAGTAACAACCCCTTTATTATAGATCATCCAAAAATATTAGAAAATTATGACAATTCACAATCCAGTTATAACAAACACTCTCCCTACATGGGTATTTATTCAGTCCACAGCATCGGGCAACTATCGCCACGAAATCCAGCGTGTGCCTTCTGGCTTTATGGTGTTCGTCAACGTGAGAGACGAGAACGGCGGCGGCGGCTCCTTCCCTCAGAAATTCGCCACCTATCAGGCAGCATTTGAAACGCTTGTGCACTTCCGCCCTGGTGCGAAGCTCACGGAACGTATCAACGGAGCCGGCGACATCGAGAATTATTGAACCCTATATTATAGAATTTATAAAATATTGAGGATTTATGAAACGAGTATATGTGTTACACACTTGCGACGAATGGAAATCGCATAGTTCATTCCATCTTTACGGCATCTGGGCATCTTCCAAGGCCGGCACCCGTCGCCTTGTTAATGCTATTATTGCAGGCATTGAAAAATACTATTTTTCGTATGAAGACAAGTATATGGATATAGCGGAACAAATAGAAAGTTTACGTGAAGACGCGAAAACAGATTGCAACACCTTTTATTCTTTTTTGCAGAATAAATTGATTTACGGATCAATCGAGTTGGTGGAGATTCAGTAATAACGAAGAATTGACATTTTAATACTTTATAGAATCGTATTTTTTGTTTTTAGGCTGTTGGCGGTCCGTGAGGATAGCCACAGCACACCGCCCGTACGGCTGACACGTGGACGAGGTTCGACTCCTTGTCGGGCGACTATTTTATAAACCTTATAAAAAATTAGACGATATGAAAGCAACAGTAACAACACCGACAGCGCCAAATGTGAGCGCGTTGGACGTAGCAAGATCTTTTGGCAAGTGCCTGGTGCTTTGCCTTATGTTCCTCTTGCAGTGTATGGCGAAAGCCTTCGGACTGGCACAGCGTGCAACTCTTTGCGCGTGCCAGTGGCTCAATAGCCGCCACAACTTCACCGACCAGGAAGACCCCTTATTAATGACCGGATGGCAATATCTCGGCTTCGGTGCGCTGGTAATGTTTGTGACAATGGTAATCTCTATCAAGTGGTAAAAACGCCCTATTTATAGCGTGCGTATTAAATCAGCGGATTTTCATTATTTAAAAAATTAAACAATATGATTCTACAACTCACAAAACAGAGTACCGACCAGGAGATAAAGGCGTACTTTGAGGAAGTATTAAGATTGACAAGAGACAGCGAGGAATTTCCCGTTAATCTCGATGATGTGTGGCCGTTAGTATTCGGCAGAAAAGAAGAGGCAGTGAGAGCCTTGAAAAACGACAGATTGTTTGTCGAAGACATTGATTATCAAGTTTTACGCAGAAATGCGGAAAACCCTGATAGTTTTACGCAAAGATGCGCAAAACCTCAAGGAGGTCGCCCGACTAACATCTACATGCTCTCCGTCCCCTGCCTTGAGTTCTTCATCGCTCGTAAGGTTCGCCCCGTGTTCGAGGTCTACCGTCAGGTGTTCCACAAGTTTGCAAGTGGTGAGATTACTTATCCGGCACCCGTATACTCTAAGCCTTGCGACCTGGAAACTACCCTCTTGCCGCTGAGGGACTACACAGACGAGATTTATCATCGCTGGAAGCGGCTCTTCAACCTCTCGAATAGGAGCGACTGTGTGAATAAAGAATATAACAACTGGATTGTTACATACAAGAACCTCTGTTATTACACCTCGCAGATGGTCTATCTGGAGACGATGGAGAAGTTGGAGGGAAATCATTTCATTTAATAGAGCGAATGAAGAAGGTTTTAGCCTATATCGTTGCAGCGTTGACGGTAGTCTGTATGTGCATAGTGCTGTTCTCTTTATTCGGTGCAGCCGTTTTCTTCCTCCCTTTGTTGGGAGGAGCATTTACAAACAAATAACAATATAAATAAAAATTTAAACAACAATGGAAAAGACAGTTATAACAATAGATATGGATAAGGTAAGCCTCCGTGAGGCAATGACACGCATAATAGAGTATATCACACTCACGCCTCCCGATCCCGACGAGTTCGGCAGCAAGGAGCGCACAGAGTACAACTTGGGACTTGACGCACTGTTCTCTTGCCTCCGTCAGACGTTCTAACTAAACGCCCCATCCCGCGCCCGGCAAGGCCTTTGCGAAGGTTCGACTCCTTCGGTGGGAACTTGCATAATCATAATCAAAGTATTTTTTTTTAGCTGCTGGCAGTCCGTGAGGATAGCGAACAGCGCAACGCCCACCACGGAAGGCGTGGCATCAGGTTCGAGTTCCTGGATGGGCGACGAGGAGAGTCGACAGACGACACGGAAGACGGAAAGAAAACATGCGAAATCTGCGAAATCTGACGGAAAAATGTGAAGAAAATAATAAAAGAGCATTTTATCTGAAATAAAAAGTCTTTTTATTTGGTGGTTTAAGAAATTATCACTATCTTTGCATCAGATAAAGAAAGAAACATTATTTATAAATCGGCTGCACCAGATAGCCTAATAAAGTCTCAAGGGTATGAGCAAAAGATATGACTATTACATTCAAGGAGTTCAAAAACAACGTTAAGGCGAACGCTACAGTATTTCTCGGATCATTCCGTTTTGCTGAAGCAGACGAGCGTCGCGGTCGCGCGGTGTCGTTTGTTCATTTTGGTTATAAGGAGAAAAATTATTGTTTTGATGCTTCTTCTTTCTTATCACTCCCTCTTGCTGACAGCTACAAGATGGACGTTTATACTGACTATAATGTAGGTGGTTGGGGCACTCATTACGTAAAAGAGGAGTCGGCTGTGGATTTCAATTCTAACAGATTCTATATTATTGCTCCTAACTTTGCCAAGGACGTGGAGAAGGCTTACAAGCGTAAGAATGATATGAAGCATTGCAGCATTAATGCTCAGGTGTTGGCGAGCGTGTCAGAGGCTTGCGCTACATGGATGCGTCGTTCGGACTATCTAAAGGGAAAGAACGAGGTGGTGTTGCTTCCTGACTATCTTATTCTTGACGCTTGCGAGAAGGATGAGCAGAAGCGTAACAAAGCTGTACGCCGTACACTTGGATTTGCAGAAAAGGCATTTGCCAAGTTCCTGAGCAAAGAAGGCTTTGCCAACGGGGACGAGTATCTGGCACGTCTGGAGCAGGATGCTAAGGATAAGGCAGCGGCAGAAAAAGCGGCTGCGAGAGCCGAGAAAGCAGCCGAGAAAAAGCGTGTACGCGATATAGAGTATGTGAATAGTCATATCTTCTATGAGAATGGCGAAGCCTATAATTTAGACTATGAGACCTTCATCGAGCGTCACATCAAGACTGGCGGGCACGTCATGTTCCGCACTTGTGCAGTAGGCAGATTCAACGCTATCGGCTGTTGGGAGCAGAAAAATTTTGATGGCTATAGCCGCCGTTGTCAGTTCCCTATGATAGAACGTGGCTTCCATCTGACAATCAAGAAGGGCTACAGCATCCGATTGGTTGGCGGTCTGATTACTTTCTATTGTGGCGAGTTCAAGCGCGACGGTATGGCGTGCGAATGGGTTGAGCAGGGACGCGCTATTGCTGACATCGATACTAAGAAGGGTTTTCTCGTGAGAGGTGAGCACATCGAGGCGAAGACACTCGAGGAGGCGAGGCGTATAAATGCCGAGAAGCGTAAGCAGCAGGCTCTCGACCTTCTTAACGCCCGTGCAAAGCGTGCGCAGAAGGCATCGGAGAAGCAGCGCATGGAGGAACTGGCAAAGTATATGTTCACCTTCGAGGACTCTCTGAATGCCGGCAACTGTCGCCCTGGTACCCAGAATTTCAAGAACTTGGTGGAAAGAGAAGTCGGACACGAAGTGAACGAGATTTCACTTGCTGACCTTCGTAAGTATGGCAAGATGTTCGATTTGTCATATTATACCGATCGTGTAATCAACTACGTTATGAACAGAAAATAAATTCACAGATTATTATTTATTATGGAAAAGGGAAATTTATCTCCTCTCCAGCTATCCTCGGTAGCCAAAAGATATTACGAGGATAGCACTCCGAAGAATGTGCTCGGAATGGAGAAGTATGTTGCTACGGATGGCAATAACAGCATGTTTGTAAAATCAGACTATGAGCCTGTAAAGGGCGAAGCGGTATTTTACATCAAGCGAGTGAGAAACGGTGTGTATTGTCAACTATACAAGCACGAGCAATAACATTAATAACAAAAACTTAAATGATTATGGCAAAAGAAAGATTTAAGTTGACATCTGGCAAAGATCTGATGTGGACGGTGACGGACAATGAGAGCGGCATCGCGATTGACTTCCGCGAAGGTTTGTTTAACGATAGTCAGGAGGTGAAACTTCCTGCAGACTTTAATCCTGCCGACGCGTCAGGAATTGCACATATCATGCGCGAGATAGGCGACTGGATGGCAGAAAAACACGTGGAGGTGGCTCTTAGTGACTGGAAGGCTCGACGCTCGGCAATCTGGAAACTGTCTAACGAAAAATATTGGTTGGCCATGGCAGCAGCTACCAACAGCCTTATGTTGTCGGACATGGATGCTGAACATGCAGCTTGTATGTTGTGCGCCGAAGTGTGCGACTGGGCAGAGTTCGAGAAGAGCGTGGACTTGACAGCAGCCGAGGAGGAGAATCTGAAGGGCGTTTTGTCGGAACTGACGAACGCAGAAGCATGGGAAGTATTCAAGATTTTGCACGTCTACTGGAATTATCGCACTGAAGACATAGACATGTTCCAATGGGCGTTGGATGTAACCTGGTGGCCGGCATGGTTGCCCAACGAGCTGAAGATACAAGAAGAGTGCGAGGGTTAAAACGAAGGAAATATGGAAATTATCAAGACTGAAAATACAAGAGCCGGTCGCCCTGCCATGGAAGGCAAGACGCGGCGATATATCGTAGCCGACGATGTGCACGAGTGGATCATCCAGCACGGAGGCGGACAGTATATCACGGAGACCATGCGCTGTGTGCGTGTTACGAGCGGAGGCAAAGGTGCTGTGACAGATTATGCGATGTGCATTCTTCGCGCTGCCACTTGTTTCGATTTTGAGGTAGACCTTACCGAGCCTTATGCAGACTTAGGATTGAAGGCTCGTGACATGATATTGTCGGAGGTAATAGAGCCTGAGACATATCATGTGTACAAGGATGGAACGTGGAAAGATGGCGTTTTCTGCAATAACATTGGCTCCCTTGCTATCAGTTCACTATCAGAATGCCCTGAAGACGAAAGCAAGCGACGTTATTACAGATCGTTGGGAAACTTCGGGGATTATAAGCATATTCCTTACAAGTGGGTGAAGACGGGAGACTATTGTTTGGTGAATCGGTATATCGACGACAAAGCACGAGTCGTAGGCGTATTGGCGCAAGTAGAGAAGTGAGAGAACGAAACAAGGACAAGAATAACATTTTAAATACTTTATAGAATATGAAAAGAATTGAGGATTTTAAAGATTATCGTGCTTTGGTGGACGTGGTGAAGATGCACGACTATAGATATTTTGGACTGAACAATCCTACTATAAGCGACGAGGAATATGACGCGATGTACTTTGCCTTGCAGGAGTATGAAGAGCTGCACGCGGACGAGGTATTGCCTGACTCACCTACTCAGAAGTGTTATAGCGAGAACGGCAACGGCAAGCGCACCGTGGCACGTCGTACGGCTTGCCTGTCGATGAAGAAGCTGCATGATGCCAAATCGGTGGTGAAATACCTGAGAGCACAGCAGCAAGCTGCTAACATCAGCTCTAAGGGCACGGAGGTAGCTGTAGAGTGGAAGTTTGACGGCGAGACCGTGAGCTTAGTATATCGTCAGGGAGTATTGGCAGAAGCCACATACGGACACGGCAAGGAGTTGTTTGGCAACGACTGTTTGGACCACATTAAGCATGTGCAGGGTGTACCCGCCCATGTGGAAGTATGGAGCCAGTACGACCGAGTAGAGGTGAGAGGCGAGGTAATCATCTCGATAGAGGAGTTTGCCCGTTATAGTAAGGCTGGCAAATCACCCCGTTCTACGAGCAACGGCATCATGGCCAAGAAGGTGGCTGTAAAGGACGAGTGCAAGCGCCTGGAGTTTCATCCCTTCCGTCTCATTATGGATAGAGTGACAAGACACATGCCGGCGATGCAAGCCTTGGAGCGTAATGGCTTTAAGACTTCGGGCTTTGTGTCGGCCCTTGATCTTGAGAAGAGGGATGCCGAACTGGAGCAGGACATCGAGAGCATCGTGTGTGCTGCCGAGGTGGAGCGTGAGTCGCTGCCCTACCCTACCGACGGACTTGTATTTAAGTTCGACAACTACGACTATTACGACCGCATCGGACAGACAGACCATGACGCAAAGTATAATTGCGCTTTTAAGTTCCGCCCCGTATTCAAGGCCGTTACTACCTATCGCGATCATCATACCACTATAGGCGAGAAGACCGGCAAGATAACATTCGTAGCCGACTTTGACGAAGTAGAGATGAACGGACACCGTTTTGCCCATGCCAACTGTGGCAGCGAGAAGACCTTCAACCAGAAAGCCCTTGTGCCGGGTTGCAAGATAGAGGTCAGCTTGCACGGCGATGTTATCGTGTGCATTGATGGCAAAGTGGAGGATAAACCTATCATTGAGGACGAACTTATTATTGAGGACGAACCTATCATTGAGGAAGAGCCTCTTGTTATAGACGAATCAGGAATTGTTCATCAGCCAGAGCCTCATGTTATAGAGCAGGAGATTAATCAGAATCAAGAGCCGGAAGCAGAGCCGGAACCTATACCCCAGCCGAAGCCGAAGCTCAAGCGTAACTATCCGCAGGTAGGCGAGCCGACGCTACGAGAGGAACGCGAGGACACGTCGGAAAGTGAAGACAAGGGCGTGAGCGTGAAGACGGTGTTGGCGGGTGTGCTTGCAGTGCTGCTGGCTGTGTCAACGGGAGCTGTGATATTGGCGTTTGTGGGTGCTGCGGTGTTCCTAATGCCGATGATTGGCGGATTGACGAAAAAATAAGTCATCAAATGAAACGAATGATACGAACTTTTTTATCGTCATCGGATACTGGAATGAAGACTAATTTTGCATACTGCACATTCGGTCGGAACGTATAAGAGAAAAGGAATACATGTATATGACGATAAATGACGAATGAAAGTAATTTTGTACGTTGGTATTCTTATACGTTAATACTCCCGTACTTTTATATTCTCATACTTTAATAAATACGTATTTATATATTTATTTACTTAGTTATCTATCTACCTACTTATTAATATATCTATTTACTTACTTATCTACATAAATACATATATAAGTAGGTGGATAGGTAGGTAAATAAGAATATATATATATATATAAATATCAATTTTAATAGGGAAAGTTTGGTAGTATGAATTATAATTCTTAAATTTGTAACCGAATACTAAAGTATTGGCGTATACATTTTAAAAACTTAAAAGAATATGGAAAGACTCAGAGAAGTTCTCGCCTTTGTCAATCATAAAGGTGGAGTAGGTAAGACAACAACAGTACAGAGTTTGGCAGCAGGTTTGCGCCTTTTTGGTAAGGGAAAGTTCGGCGAGGATGCTGATGGCCGCAAGCGTTTGCCCCGTGTGCTCATCATCGACCTCGATCCCCAGGCGTGTGCATCGTTCCTCTTTGGGTGGAGCGAAACTCAGAATGTAGGCAAGCCTACCGTTTATGATGCGTTGGTACAGCAGAGCAATCTGCCCATTTACCAGGTACGCGAGGGCATCTACCTTGCTCCGGCCGCTTCACAACTTATATCCATCGAACCATTCTTAAACCAGAGAGCAATGCCACGCAAGGCACTTTATAAGTTGCTCGCAAAACCACTGAACGAGTTGAGCGGTACGGAACTGGCTGATGAAGGCGTGACGACCGTTACAGAAGCCTTCGACTACGTGCTGATAGACTGTCCCCCTGCCATGTCGTTGCTCACGTACAACGCCCTGACAGCAGCCACAAGCGTAGTTTTACCGGTGCAGCTTGAAGTGTTGGCAACAAAAGGTATTGCCGAGATTATCAATGCCATTCAGGAGACACGTGAGGATCTGAATCCAGAACTTGACATTCGAGGTTTGTTGATGGTAATGAGTAACGATCAGACTAACGCCACCAAGGAGTTTAAGGCGTACCTTGGCGAGAAGTACCAAGACTATATGTTCGACGCATACACACGCCGTGACACTAAGATGGTGGAAGCTCAGGCTATGCGCAAGGACATCTTCGAGTATGCTCGATACTGTAGGGTAGGGCAGGACTATGAAAGATTTACCAAAGAGATAATCAATAGTTTTAACGTATAAAAAAATATAGGGTATGGCAAGAGAAATGACAAAGAAGACGAAACGTTTCAGTCTTGAGGAGTCTGACGCTATCGAGGAGAACGAGCGCATATTGGAATCTGGCAGTCAGCAGCGTAAGGAGAACAGGGAGAACAAGGAGGAAAATACGGAGCAAGCATCGGTGTCGGACGAGAACAAGCCAACGATGAACACGACAAAACCTGTTGCCCAGCCTATTGCGAAAGCCACAAACGGCATAGTAGTTGATGTGCCCATCGACGATTATATGGGTCTGATGCAGATGAAGATTATGACCCGTCGCACACTCAAAGACCTTGCATTGCAGGCGATACACGAGTTTGTGGAGAGGAATAAATGAGGTAAAATCTTACTAAAGTATTTTACCAAGTCACTACAAAGGTGTGCTGTTTTTAGTTTATAACACTTACGGATTTGTTTACCAACTCCTACGGATCTGTTTACTTAAACCTACGGATTTGTTTACCAACTCCTACGTTTTTGTTTACCTCGCTGTAGGTAACTAACTGATAATCAATGCGTTCAAACCCCTGTTAATATAATATAATTATAAGATATAGATTTTTCCGTTTTTAGAATGAATAAAATAATAGTTTACGTTATATTATATTAAGGAAAATCAGAATGGCTGAAAATCAATGTGTTAGAGCATATAAAGTAAACAAAAACGTAGGAGTTGGTAAACAAAAACGTAGGAGTTGGTAAACAAATCCGTAGGTTTAAGTACATAAAAACGTAGGTTATGGCAAAGAAGGCAAAAAAAGAAGATAAAGACGAAAAGCTCCAGCTTGCTTTGAATGAACTGCGCTGGATAAATACACCCGTCAACTACACATCATACGCAAAAAGTTATTCTCTCATACAACAGGACGTTATGCTGTTGGTAAGCGGACGGTTGCAAGACCATTTCGCTAAGTTCCTGAACGAACACCGATATTTGAGTAAAGAACGTCCTAATGGTGGTATTACAAAAGAAGACCTGTTGAAGATGGGACCTATACGCTTGCGTCTGGCTGACTTCGGAATAGAAAGCAGTCATTATGATGAGTCGGCAAAGGTCATCAATCAAATGAAGAAGATTGAGTTTCATCTGCCGCGTTTCGATCCAGAGACAGGACTTAGAAAAGGTGAGGATTATATGCCTATCTTCAGCAAGATATTTATCCCCAAAAACTTCACTTCACGGGAAGGTGAAGACTTCAACTATTCGGGAGACAGTGACACGAAGACAGACGAAGACGGACAGGAAGTGCGCAAGTTTCGTCGTGACGGATATATCGAGGTGACAATCAATATCGAGGTGGCAAAAGCCGTGTTTGACATGGCAGACGGATATTTCAATCATCTTGAACGTATAGCCTACTTCTGTAATTCGGCTTACACGTCGCGTCTTTATCTTCTGTTGATGAAGTATGCGAGCAAAGGACAGATGCACCCAGTCATAGACTATCGCGAACTGAAAGAAGCGTTGGGTATGTTTAAGGTCGATGTGGAAAAGAGTGATGAACAGCCGGCAAAGGTTACGACTACTGAAAAATATCAGAAATTCTCGCAGTTCCGTAAACAGGTGTTGGATGTGGCGCGTGGCGATATGGAACGGCTGTGTGAGGAAAACAAGATAGAAATCATGCTGGCGTGCATCGACCCCGACAAAAAAGGCTATGAGCCTATTTATAGGGGCAGCGCAAAACGAGGTAATCCGGATAAAATAAAGTTTCACATCAAGCGCACACCATTGGGTGTGGCGCGAGAATTGGAAATTCATCGTGGTTCGTCAGAAAAGCGTTTGTGCTCTAAATTGATGTCTTTATATCCTACGCTCGACGAAGAACGGCTCAAGGCGTTTGTTGCTGATGTTCCCGAAGACCTCTGGAACGACTTCAAATCGTATGCTTATAATGGCGTGCCCAAGGCGGTAGAACAGCCGCACAGATGGAACGGCACGATGGAAGATTTTATATTTTATATTATGGAGCAGTGGATTAAACAGCATAGCTTAAAGCCGGAACCACAGCAGCAGACGTTTGCGTTTGACGAAGCCGAGGTAATCAAGCCAGGCGAAAAGGAATGGCAGCAGCTTGTTACTATGCTCCATGGTGAGATAGGCGAGGACTTACAAAAGGTTGAGTTTGTTTCGTATGATGGCAAGACCGTTCTTATTAAGGCGAGTAGAGCGCAATGTCAGAAGATAGAGAAATGCTTGACCGATGATGTTATTAACTACATAAAAAAATGCTCGAAGCAAGTGTTTGGCAAAGTAATTGGATGGAAATATTCCTTGTCGGATAAATAAAAATCACACCGTTTACTCTTCCCATAGGGTAGACGGTGTTTTTAGTATGTCCTGTTTGTGTCGGCGACTTTTCCTAATTTTGTACGCAGAAACCAACAAGACATATATATATGGGAAAAATTAAATCAGTTATGTTATGGCTTATAGCTATAATCATGTTTGTGAGTTGTGCCGCCTCCCGTAAGGTGGAGCAGGGGAGTAGTGAGCAACAGCGCGATAGTGTCGTAGCCATCGTTAAGGACAGCGTGGTGAAGTCAGAGACGAGGGCGGACAGCAGCGCCGTTACAGTCACGGACGAGAATCACACATCTGGCACCATGACTGACAAGGGTAGTAACGAGGAGACCATCACCGAGCGGATTACTGAGAGCACGGATGACCAAGGCAACAAGACTACCACCACCGACCGAACCATACACCGCAAGGGCGACTATGAGCACAATGCCACATACGAGGCACGACTGAAGCATCAGGAAGAGACAATATCACGGATGCAGCACACGATAGACAGCCTTGCGTTGAGCAACAGACTGAACGCGGGTACCCATTGGGCAAAGAAGGACAGTACTAATGTGGTGAAGGAGAAGAATACAAAGAATATAGAGCGAGCCGTCGAAATAGCGGCCATACATCTTGCTCTGAGTTTAGTTATCATATTTGCTATTATTTTTGCACATGGCTTTATAATAAGAATGATAAAAAATAAAAAACTATGAGCAGAAAGAAACAAGATTTTATAAAAAACACCGAGCAGCCGGAAGTCACTTTGCAAGACTTTGTTATTCCTGCAAAGATAGAAGCCTTCTGCGAAAAATACAAGCCTCTCGAACATTGGCGTGAAGATTGCGATATGTTTACAGATTATCAGCTTCGCACATACTTCAAGGCAGTAGTATGTCCGCTGGGTGATCCGTTGGCTTTGTATATTCAGGAGTTGGCTATGAAGGGCTTCAAGATGAAGGACGATGAATGTGGAGAGCCAGTCATCTACGCTGCGCTAAGGTAAGTTTTTAATTGTTTAATTTTTAATTAAGAATATATGACAATACTCTGTTAATTCTAATGTAATCGTTTGAAAATGAGAGAGTTGATTAACGTAATATAACTAATAAAATTTGGTTAAGTGGCTGATTATCAGTAACTTTATAGTTCCCCAACATATAAAGATATATGACATCAGAACCACTCAACCAATATACGGAAATCTGCAGAGATGCTATCAAAAGTTCATCTGCAAAGGTAAGCAAAACTTTCGAAAACCTTCTCTTGGAAATACTCTTATTGTACATGACAATACAAAGAAAGATAAATTTCACTCAAATGGAGCGCTACGGCACCCATTGCGAGCAGACCTACAGAACTAATTTCAACCGTAGCCGTGCTAAATGCATAGATTGGGTGAAGTTCAATCTTGCCCTTTGCCGACGTTACTTGAATATGGATGGTCTATTGACTATTGCCATTGATCCGAGTTACATCAGCAAGTCGGGTAAGAAGACTCCGCATATCGGTACTTTCTGGTCTGGTTGTGCAAGTTCCATGAAGCATGGACTTGAAATAATGGGGCTGGCTCTTGTTGATGTCTACGCCAACAATTGCATGATGCTGCGTGCCCATCAGACTCCATCTACTGGAGAGTTGAAACTGCGCAACATGACTCTCGTGCAACATTACATAGCGGTCATCAAGCGTTACAAGAAGGAATTATTGAAGGTCACCGATATTGTTGTCGCTGACGCTTTCTTCTCTATCCGTCCATTTGTGGATGGAATCAAAGGGTATGGTTTCCATCTTGTCAGTCGCTTCAGGGATACAGCGAGCCTATACTATGTGTATACGGGGCCTCGTTCCAATAAGCCTGGACGTCCCAAGACACTTGACGGAAAAATCAACTACAAGAAACTTGACCTCACACGTATGGCAGAGTTGCATATTGAAGGACTTGAAGGCACAGCCTATACACTCATTGCCTATTCAAAGGCTTTGAAGCAGAAAGTGCGCCTTGTCATTTGGATTATGCCGAACGGAAAGCACAAGCTTTTCTTCTCAACAAAGACATCCATGTCGGGTGAGGAAGTGTTGCGCACATACCGCTCAAGATTCCAAATAGAGTTTTGTTTTCGCGATGCAAAGCAGTATACCGGCCTTACGCATTGCCAAGCAAGACACAAGAACCAGTTGGACTTTTCCTACAATGCATCATTCGCATCACAGAATGTGGCAAAGGTGATGATGAAGGAAAATGAATTGTCGTATTCCATGGCTTCTTTCAAGGAGATCATGGCAAGCACATACATCGCTAAATTAATTTTCGACAAGTGTCGGAGAATACCGAACCGAAAGTTAATTAGTCATACTGTCAAAGAACTCTTTGGCTGGCAGCGCAAAGCCGCTTAGCCGTTATCTTAAATTTTAACGAACTATTGATATGAAGAAACCTCATTATTATTACAAGATTTCGGCTACATCAAATGTAGGACGAGACATCCAGACGTTTATGCACCGTTGCCAGAAAGCCGAAGAAAAGGCGCGTGAATGGGTAGAAAGCCAAGGTGCGAGCGGCTATTTCGAGTCACCAGAAGGCATGGCAGGTGGAGTGGCAGTCGTGGAGTTTGCCGACACCACCGGACGTGACGGCTGGGATAAGGAAGTGTTGCCCGACGGACGTGTGTTCTTCTTCCCCATCGAAGGCACCGACTTGGAGAAAGAGATGAATGCCCTGCCGGTCGTGAGTGAGGCAGAGCTATTTGGCATACTCAGCCTACAGCCGAAACGCACGAAAGACAACCTACCATTGCCCATGACATTTGGCAACAGTACACCTATCGTGTTCTTGCATCAAGGATATTGGTATGCTGACATGCCGTATGTGAGTGCTGACATGACACTCACGAATATAGAGGAAAAAGAGTTTTATCGTCGCAAGATGGCGGCTATAAATGAGCAGAAATAAAGTATATAAGAAGTCGAATGTTTTTAGTTTTATAGCCAAAGTTAAATAGTTTTTAGTATAATGTCGTCAGTCCGAGAGGATAGACGACATTTTTATTTGTGCAATTCGTCGGCGGCTATACCACAATCTATATGTGCTGCGCATTGTTGCTCAAGGTCTATAATCTTTTGTTGTAGTTCAAGAGTTTTGCGGCTAAGTTCTACAATCTGCACATGCTGTTGCTCTATAATGTCGAGATAGCGCATTCGCTCACTATGCGTAACTTCTTTCTCCTTTATATCTTTTTTAGCATCAGAATCGCAAATATTGTGTTGTAGATTTATACTCTTACAATATTTTGGCAGATTTGACGGAATATGTATATCCGTGCGAGGATCACCTGTCTTGATACCCGTTTTTCGGTCGTTTTCAATCCATCCACCTGCAGGTTCTATCATAGCTCCAGGTGGAATAGAAGTAAATATTGAGTCGTCATCGGCATTAGCATCGAAGAAAAAAGCGGTTATAGGCACATTATATCTATTACAGAATTTCATCATCTGCGTTAGAGGCATCATTGTTACGCCTTCCATCCAGTTCTGAAGAGTACGGTAGTATGACATCTCCATTTCTGCAAGTACATCGTATCTTTTTATTTTAGGATTTGTCTTGAGCCAATCCCTTAAAAATCCATAGTTGTAACAAAAATTAAAATTTTTCATAAGAGCGTTGTTTTAAGTTAGTGATATTTCTTGTATTAAATTTAATATTATGATACTCCAAACATTTCTAAATGTTAAATTATAGTTTAATATTTGGAGAACCCAAACATTTAGTCTAACTTTGTATCCAAAATTAAAAAATATATTTGTAATGACCAAAGAAATCTTGAAAAAAATATGTGATGGTGGTTTTTTAGATGTTGACGATATGTCTGTTGATGCTAAAAAACGTTTGTTTGTATTGATGAAGCATTATGGTATGCCTCAGAGTACATCTTATCATCGTTTTTTTAACAAAGGTTTTGATAAATGGGAAATATTAGGTGTGACCTATATTAAAAATAGTTTTCTCCTAACTTCGCTTAGCGGAGAAGACACCAAATATAAAACTGATGTGGAGGGTAGTCGTGGTTATGGCTATGTGCTGTCGCTTGAACCTGGTTATAACGATAGTAAATTTTTCGCTCTTGTAACCCAACAAAAAATGGGTGTTAAGTTGTGCAATTATATGGCGGAACTTGGCATGGCTTCACAGATGACTGTTCGGACTCGCTTTAAGGCTGACGATTGGAAACCATGGGAACTAAAGGGTATTAAGAATATACTCGAAGACTTTGTAAAGTCAGAAACGAGCGAATAAGCAGAAACTACTAAGGCTATTTTAGTAATAGCTATATTATGTCAAAACAAATAATATGAACATGAAAACTTTAGATGTTACTTTCGATTTAGAAACGTGTTCGTTGCAACCTACTGCAGCGGTGATGAGCGTAGGTGCGGTAGCTTGGGATAGAACTGCTCAAGACGTGCCCTTTAACTTACCTCTTGCACCAGGTGTACAGACAGAGTTCTATCAGCATGTTGATTTGCGTTCTGCATTTCTGGACGGTTTTACATTTGACCAGTCTACTGCTAATTGGTGGGCTCAACAAAATGATGAAGCTAAAGAGGCTTTGCTCGAAAATGATATTATTCCGCTTCAACCCTTGAAAGAGGTTGTTAAAAATCTGTTCGATATGATAGTCGAATTATCAAAACTGTCAGGAGTTGACGAGGTTTATCTCTGGGCACAAGGAACAGATTTTGATGTTGCTATATTGCGTAATATAGCTTATAAGTATAATATACCTATTCCTATAAAACATACGAATTATCGCGACCATCGAACATTTTTTCTTGAGGGAGCTCGCATGATATGTGATGTCGCTAAAGTGAATTTTGATACGCATTCGGCATATAAACTTGTAGATGAGTATAGTGGTAATGGCTGTGTGCATGATCCTATTTTTGACTGTAAGCGTAGTATTTATTCAACATGGCAGATGATGAAGCACTTACAGTGTTTTAAAATGCAAAAGTCTAACGATGCCTAACCATGAGTATCTGAATTACCCTTATATCCCCAATCGTCGAAACAAAAGACAAGGCCGGCCTACGCATCGGGAATATCTACACCGCATCTCCTATACGGAAATAGTGCGCGACTATGACAGCGACAACAAAGTGTTGCTCTTTCATGCTCCATTCGACTTAGTGAAGGATGTGTGTCAGAAGTTGTTCACGTTGATGCAGGGCAATGTAGGGGATATAATAATAAGGAACGAGCATTCTTGCCGAGTAAAAAACGGCAAATGTTATTGGCGTGTGGCTGTGGAGATAATCGACCTAAACGAAAGCTTTATTTCGTTCAAGGAGTTTGTGCTGATGCTGATTAGCTGCATGAAGAACTTGGCTAACTGCACCATACGACACTTTCGCACGGAGACGTTTCTGAACTTATAAATAACAAATGTAAAACGAAAAATAGAAAGATTTTGGTGGCGATGGAGGTTCGCGGTAACGCCCTCTAAACATGGTGTGTGGTTGGAACGGATAAAGCGTTGGACAACCATCTTTCGAATAGCAGGGACATCACCACTGGTCTTTCTTTTTTAAAAAAAGTACAAAGGACAGCATGGCGATGGAGGTAGCGGCAACGCCCTCCTATGAAGTAAGCTACCCCAGTAAGGAACTAAGTGCCTCGGAAACTGGTAATGCTGAAAGAAGTTTGGCACGTCGCCAGCTGTCCCTTTTTAATAATAAAGGGAAACTATGTTCTTTCATCCTATCATAAATCGTCTCGCCAACATCGACCTGCACCTTCTTGTGAAGCCTGCAAACGAGCAGCACATCGAAGGTCAGACCGCGTGCTTCTGCCCTATCTGCAAGAAAGGACAGGACGCGGATGCCGATGTCAAGCAGACTCCCCACTTTATCATATATGAGAATGAGCGAGGTGGACTTTATTCGGGCGTGGGCGTTGACGACAACCGAATGGCAGAGCATGGTGCTGTAAAGTGGAAATGCACCCACACGGGTAAAACTGGCTACGGAGCTATCGAGTTGTACGCAGCTAAGATGAATCTTCCAATGCACGGATATAGTCTTCAGCGCATTTGCCAAAGGCTCGTAAGGGATGTGTATGGCGATACCGACGAGGTGCGCCGTGCCTTCCCCGAAGTTTTTGCGAAGATGGACTACCGTACTCAGGCACAGCAGACTATCGAGACGTTCTCCTTTATGCCGAAGACCGACTTTTCGCCACAAGAGCTTGCTGCTCTTGGGTGTGAGGTGACGCTTGACAAAGGATTGCCTCGCTTCGGCTTTGGCAGTACGTTTACGCCCGACATGCTCAACAAGGACTTCCGTATCTATTCCCTTCTGAGCGTGACGCTGCCCGATGTGATACGCGACGGACAGCATGTGAGCGAGATTATCCACGGCACACCCTGGAATCCGCTGTTTGTATGCTTTGCCTCACAGGAGATAGGTCCGCAAAACTCATACGGATGTTTCTTCCGTCCGGCAATGGCTGGGAGCGAACCGATAGTGTTCTCTACAGCCGAGGAGCACAGCGTGAGGAAGGTGAGCAAATGGCTAATGGGCGACAACGTGTTCGTGTATGCTATGGATCAGCGCAAGAGCGACAACACAGCCGTACATGCCGCCATACAGAAGTTTGAGCCAACGGAGAAATATACCGAGGAAAAAGAAATATGGGTAGAACGTGAAGACAAGAACGGTAAGGGTAAAGGAACATTCAAGCAGGAGAAGGAGAATATTCCTACAGCCCAGATAAAAGCCCGCAACATCGTCTTTTGCCGTACACCCGAAGACGCATTGAGTGTGTATTATGCCATGCGCTCCTTGCGTATTGACAAGGCTGAAGACCAACATTTCCAAGATTATTGTTGGTATCATGTAGCATTCTCCATCGGACGGAGAAACTTCTGGTATATAGAGCGTGGTGAATGGAAACAGGAAAAACTCGACTTTAGCGGAGTGCAATATCAAAAGATGAACCGTTTTGCCGAGCGTGTCATTATCCTCTATCCAAACGACATTGCCTCGCAGCGCGATTGCGGAGCGATAGCCACTAAGTTCAGCTCATTGCATTATGCCATGCTGCCCGAAGGCTTTCGCTCGCGTTATTGCCGACGCTGGCAATGGCTGTACGGATGCTCACCTCGAAGTGTGCGCGACTATCTGCTGACATACACCATGAATGCAGAAGAGAACTTCCAGTTCGACCATGATGTGCGTCTGCCGCTTTACTCCCGATTGCGTGGAGCAAGAAACACGGAGCCATTTGAGATAGAATATCCGCGTGACCCTCGAAGTGGAAAACTAAAGCCGCCTACCTGCAAGGTGTCGCCCACAAGATTATGGCTCTTTATGACTTGTCACGGTTATTATCGTATGATAGACCCGGAGAGCACCGACCTCGTGGGCCAATATATCCACCTGAACAAATGTTTTGTGGAGTATATCGACGCAAAGAGCATAATGCAAGCTGCAAAAACTCTATTGATGGACTATGTGGAACAGGCTTGGCGGCACAACGACAATGAGCGACGTATGATGTCCGATTGCGCAAACATGATAGACAAGACGTTTAACGAGAAGTCTGCGGGAGGTTTGCAGAGTATGGTGATAAACTTTGCTGATGCGTTCGATGCCAAGACAGAGTATTTCTACTTCAATAATGTGGCATTGAAGATAACGCCCGACAGCATCCGCACGGTGTCTTACGACGACATCAACTTCTTCATCCCCTCGCTCGCCAAGAAGCCGTATGACTTCACGATGCGAGTGTTCGATCCTCCTTTCGTTATTAAGGAAAACGAGGAATATCAGAGTAGGCTTCGGTCTATTGATACCAAAGAGGCAATGAGAAATGAGGACGGTTCGCCGGTGTTCTCTCTATCAGAAATCAAGCAGATGCGTTCCGACCTTATGGAGTGGGCGCAGACCTACCGATGGCTGGTAGAGTGGCGCAGCAAGCGCGAGCAAGACCTATGGCCCATACTTCGCGTGGTGCGCGGTTGTTCAAACGTGCTTTGGCAAGAAGAATTGGAAGCCCAGCGCAATAAGAAGTCGCTTACGCCTGATGCAATAGCTATACAAAATGCACACTTTGCCAATATGCTTTCCGGTATCGGGCGTTTGTGCTATCGTTCATGGGATGGTATGCAGAATATCTGCCCTTACTTTCTTGAGGATAAGATTCCTGACGAGAAGCAGGCGAGTGGCGGTAGTGGTAAATCGGTAATGGTAAATCTTGTGGTGGATGCAGCCGTAAACGTGCTGCCTATAGATATGAAGTCGTTTAAGGATATTGAAAGCGCAAAAAACTGCCTTACCGACATTCTGAAATATCCAGGCAAGTACAGAACGGTACATTGGGAAGACCGACCTAAAGGTTTCCCCTTGCAATACTTCTATGTGAAGGTGACACGAGGCACTAATGTAGAGCGCAAGTATGGCGATCCTATCTCCCTGAAAATGGAAGAATCGCCCTTGCACGTCATTACATCCAATTATCCATTGTCGGATGATGAAGGCTCTACCGTAGGTCGATTCCCCTTGGTTAGTTTTTCAGATCGCTTCTCACGAGGCAACTCTATGAAAAACGAGCCGCCACGATCGCCTTCGGACGTGATGAAGAACTTCACGCTTGACCCTGCAAAGCTCACCGACACCGACCGCAACCAGACCATCTATCTCTGCGCCTTAGCAGTGCAGTTCCTGATGCGCTATCACACCTTTGCCATTGCACCTCAAGGCAATGTGCGCCGCCGTCAGATGGTGCAGAAGCTCACCGAGAGCATTGTCCGCTACTTCGAGTGGTTCTTCTCTCGCAATGAGGTTTACGGTGTGCCGATATGTACAGATGATATGTTCAACGAGTTCATGCGCGACTGGGCAGATGCTTCAGAAGGTAAGAGTAAGGAGTATAGTCGTGCCACCTTCAAGAAGAAGATATATGACTATTGCGAAAACATGTCGATAACATGCAATCCGAAGCATCTCTTCGAGAACGAGAGCGACAAACAGCGAAAGTGCTTCAAGCTACAGGCGTGGGTTACGCAGGAATACTTCACAGGTCGCGAGTGGGAGAATGACAACACCATCGAGCCGAAGTTTATCCGCTACATGCAGACATCCAAGCACGTGTTCTTCTTCTATCGTCCGGGTAAGGATGCGATACCGAAGGATTATCGCGAGCTCAAGCGCATAGCTAAGCAATATGCCGAACAGCCCGACCCGCTGCCATACCGCGACGATGACGGAAATATTGTACAGCTAACCGATGAAGAGAAGGAACGGTGGGAGAATAACAAGACGCGCAAGCAGGGTAGGCGAATGTCGGCACCTGCTGCAACGAATAACACAACGGCAAGTGTTCCAGATATAAAGGAGGAGAATCTGCCGTTCTAAGAATCAACAAAAACAAGAATGCAACATTTGTAAATCATTATAGATTATGGAAAAGATTATTTTAAGAAAGGATTACAAGACAAGAGTAGTGCCAGTTGAAGAATCAATTGGCCATTATTTGGCAAAAAGAGCAGCCCGTACATGGACCGAAGATTTTATTGATGAAGACACTAAGGAAACGGTAACAATTGACCGTTGTGAGGTATTGCTTGAGCGAGGAAAACTTATCACCTACGAGTTGGCTAACGGGCTTAAAAAGGATGGCGTTAATGAGGTTGAAATCTCCGACTGTCCTTTCCGTGCGGAAGAGGAACAATATTTCCCTGTTCTCGTTCATGTAAAAGTTACTGTTCGTAGTAGCAAAAACGAGAAAGCTGTGCTTATTGTACGTAGCGACTCTCTGCGTGGAGCACAAGATTGCGCTATTGACTATGCGGAGGGAGCTGTAAACAAGATTTTTGACTCTCCTGAAGCAAGCTTTGTGTATATCACAAAGTCAGAGATAATCGAAAAGTTCCATTTTATCGGTCGTACAAATGCCGACATTGAGGAGGAAGAAAAGCAGCTGAAAAAAGATTCTGATGCGCTCGTAAAAGAGCCGTTCAAGGTAAAGGCCAACTTTATAGATACAGATGTCTATGAGCCTGAAGACCGTTCGCATTATGGAGTTCATAAAAACGATATGTTTGTTGTGTGGGCTTACGATGTAGTGACAGCAAAGAATATTGTTTTTGATTATCTCAAGCATAAGTTCCATACCGTATATAACGACCGAGAGACTTTGCGTATTTTGGGTGCTACGCAGTTCTATGCACATACCTATGTTCCTGCAGAATACTGCAATGAATATATCGAAAACGAGAAGCTAAAATTAGCTGTAGAGGAGTAAGCACGTATTTCTAACTCTAAATTAATATAGCGTATGAAATTATATCGTTTTATGTCTGCCAAGGAAATGAATCAGTTTGCCAAAGGTATGACGCTAAGAAATACCACTAATCATAGTATTCTCCGTGGTACGGCAAGCACGGCAAAAGGATTCTGCTTTGGTATTGGCGATTTAGCGAAGACAATGAAAGATTTGCGTAGATTGCGTGGAATAGTCAATGCAGAAATGCTGTTAGTGTTCGAGCCTAAGAATCTTTCCAAGTTTGCATCATGTCAAGGCAGATACATAGACTATGATAAGATTGAAGCTGAGGGAAAGGAGTTTAGAAATTATCCTTTAGGTAAAGAACCTTCAAGAATGTTTGACGAATATTGCATTGAGAGTTATTCTATCAATGATGTTGAGCATATTGATGCGATATTGGCACCGTCAGCGCTATGTCTTATGATGGAAAAATAGCGTATGAAGAAGATAATGTTCAACGACAAGTACGGTTTGACTCGTGCGGTTCTGCAAGGTCGTAAGACACAAACCAGGCGAATAGCTTTTAAAAGTTTTCAGCTTGGTATGATGACATCAAAGGATGTTACTATAGAAACATTACGAGATGGTTCTTTCCGCTATATGCTTAGTAACGGTTTAATCAATCGAGCCACTTATTCTGTAGGCGAGCCTGTTGCTATTGCTCAGAAATACTCAGACCTTATGGGTAATGATTTATTTCGTTGCTTGTGCAATTATAAAGGAGTGTCGTTGGAGTCTGTGTCAGACCAAAAGGGTTTTACCTCGAAGATGTATGTTCGTGCCGACCTTATGATTCACCATATTCGCATTAAAAATATTCGTGTCGAACGTCTACAGGAGATTAGCGATGAAGATTGTATTGCTGAAGGAATAAGAATGTTGACGGATGTAAAGTTTTACGAATATGGTTATGACTACAAGAAAAAGGACTCGTTAGGTCTTTGTTTAACCCATACGCCACGTGAAGCCTACGCTTCTTTGATTGATAAAATCTGCGGTGCTGGTACTTGGGAGAAGGATCCTTTTGTATTTGTGTACGATTTTGAACTTATAATTCCATAAAAATATAACAATATGAATATGGACCCCGAACTCCGAGCATACTTAGAACGACTTCGACAAGAAACCGAAGATATTATAAAATTCCAAGGTCCCAAATATTACGGGCAAGCTCTTCTGAACCGAAGACGTAGACCGAAAAATCTGCGTAATAAAAAACATTAAACAATAATAATTAAACAATAATAATTAAACAATAAATCAAATGGCAAGTTTTAGTTTAAGTCCAGACCTGTATGTTTTTAATGGTATGAAGGTTTTTACCAACCTTGATGAGAAGCATCCTGAATGGCCTTGGGTATGTTTTCCCCAGCCACTCAATCCTATCACGTTCAAAACTGCAAGCAATGACCCGAACCGTCAGATGGCGTTTTTGAGTCTTAATATGTGGCCCTTGAGCGAGAATTACAAAAACGCTATTCGTCGTTCGGCCATGGAAAAGGGCGATAGTAATCCGAGAATACCTACACATGAACTGTGCTTTAATTTCCCTGTCGAATATATCCAGCAAGTAGCGAAATCATTCCCTAAGCTCGTTGAGCAGGTGAAGGAGCAGTTTAAGGAGACTGACCCCGATATTGTAAACCAAGACCCAACCGACGAGAACACCCACCTCTTCAAGGCTATCCGCAATCGTATGAACAAGCGAATTGCTCTGGTTTACCAACCTCAGTTGCAACAGCAGCCTTCGCCTTACGCACAACAAAACTATGCGGCAGCAAGTGCTGCCACTGGCTATGTAGCTCCGACAGAAGAAAAAACAGATCCGTTTGCGGGCAACACTTATAAAGAGGAAGATGACCTTCCGTTCTAATCACTAACAGAAAACATATAAATTATGAATATGAAATTGCAAGCTCAATCATCACGAGCTCTGACAGTAGCTCTGCAGAAGTCGGCTAAGTGTATTGCGTCGCGACCAACTATCGCTGTTCTTGAGAATGTGTTGCTCACTCGCAACGATGTCGGTCAGTTTTTTCTAACTTCGTCCACTTCCGACTCTCAGCTCACCATTCCTGTGCCGCTCACTCTGTGCGGTGGTAATTTTGAGGCACCTGTGGTGTTGCCTATTAAGACTCTGATGTCGTTGCTCTCTACATTGCCTGATTGTGCGGTAACAATAGATTTTGCCGACAACAAGGTGCTGACGGTAGATTATTGTACAGGTACCGACGATAAGGTTAAGGCAGGCAAAGCAAAGCTCGTTTATTTTAGCGGAGAGGAGTTCCCCTCGTTTGCGCCAATAGACGAGAAACCCACACACATTCAGTTGCCATTGTCGTACTTTCACAACATAGTGACCCAAGCAGACAACTTTACTGAAGATAATGATATTCGACCAACAATGTCGTCGCTATGTATTGATATTGCTGAAGACCGCTCGGAAGTAGTATTTGCCGCTACCGACGGTCATGTGCTCACAAGAATAGTATATAGTAACGATCCTCATAAGGGAGGCAGTGAATTTTTCAAGTCGGGCACCCCATGCAAGATTTTGCTTCATCGTCGTTATTTCCGAGCTCTGTCTGCCTTGGATAAAGGAGATGTTGTAGACATCGAGTCAGACTCTCATCGCATACGTCTCACAGCTGGCGACACTGTTTTATGTTGCAGTCAGGTTGAGGGTCGCTATCCTAACTACAATGCTGTTATCCCTCGTAATAATCCATATTTCGTTACCTTCAACAAGAAGGAAATGCTCGACATTCTACGACGAGTAAGTGTGTTTAGTTCTAATGCCAGTCGCATGGTAGAGCTAACCAAGAGAGGTCTGTTCATGGAAGTGAAAGCTCAAGACGAAGATTTCGGCCTTTGCGCAACCGACCAGGTATTTCTTGCAAGCAGCGAATGTGATGACGATTTCTATATAGCATTTAGCATTCCGCAATTGCAGTCGTGCATATCAGCTCTGCCAACCGAAGTTGTGCGCATGCAGCTTTTGTCTAAAGATCGTGCGGCAGTTCTTACTCCAGACGAACCTGCGCCAAGCATCCTTACGCTCAATATGCCTATGCTGATGTAAAATAGAGCTCTTAATTTTCAATACATAAAATCATTTAAATTGTTCAGAAATGGATGATACCCTCCTGTTCATCCCGCCCTGTTGTGTAGACAACAAACTACCCAGGGCGGTAATGGAGGCTCCGCAACGAGCCTTGACATTTTACACACACGGTGACGTGACGATGGAAAAATTATATCGGGCGTTGAGCCATTTGGTTGTAGACTCTCACGTCATGGTACTTGCTATGCCACTCGTTACAAACGAGACTGCAGTATTCCTTGACCTCTGCTTTGAGCGCGGCTGGATAACCCACCTTGTGCTGTCAACATCTAAGGATGCTGAACAGGTGATAAAGAAGTATCTTGCGCCATATCGCAACAAGATATTATATGTACAGTCGCAAGATGTGACGACACTCACCTCGCACATGGTGCTATACAATTCGACGAAGGCTCTTATTCTTAATGGTCCGATGCTCGACCGCCCGCAACTTGATTTCCGTCTCGTAGCCTATAATGCAATGTTTTACCCCCACTTCTGCTTGTTTGCTTCGGATTGCGATTGGGGCAATCCATTGCGCAATGTGCTTTTCCCTGACGCTATGCGCCATCGCCACGCGCTTTTAGAGCATAAAATTCGTAAGCTCGACGATGTTGTTCTTGACAGGTTTATACATCTTGAGTTTCCACCCTTCAACTTTGATAAATAATTATGACACCAATCACACAATCTTACAACGAGCTGCGCCGATTTGTGGAAAAATGGCAATGGAACGACCCTCGCACGGGACAGCGTGTCACAGGATTCAATCCTCCGCAGACAGCCAGGAACGTGCAGCGTATGCCTTTCTATATCAAGTTCCTCACCAAGACGGGACACGTAGACACTGGCACATGCGTCTGTCTCGCAGTAGACACCGACCGCCATCAGCGCAAGGTGCAGTTCGTGGAGAGTGGTGAGATAAGGGTAGTCAACGATATACTTGTGCTGGAAGTAGACGGCACGAGATTTATAACACACTAAAGGTTTCATAGTATATGATTTGATTCGAGTTCTCGGTTTGTGAAAATAGAGAGCTTTTTAAAAACAAATTTCTTTTCTATTATAATCGAAATATGTTTATTATCTGAAGTCGGTTCGTGAGAACAGATTAAGTAAGTTTAGTTCGTGATAAACTAATTCACTTTTTCCCACTTCTGTCTGTGAGGATCGGAGTGGTTTTCAAAACTTTTTCAGTGTGCTATACTAAACATAAACCATTAAACACTAAAAATATGATTTTCCCATTTTTTAATAATAAAAAGGCAAAAAAAACTCGTGAACTTCGTGCTATCGCTGCCGTATTTAGTATAATGAATCGTTTTGCTGCGAGCAATCTGATACATTGGCAGACTAAGCAAAAGATATTGCTGATAGAAGAAGAACTGGCTAAAGCTCAGTTGGAACTTGGCGCAGAGTATGTAAAGCAATTCTTGGATAATGTCGCCGCTTGGCAAAATTTTCAATTGTTGTCGGAAGCCTACGAAGCCGAGCGTATAAGAGTAGAAACTGAAGCTGTGCGTGCTGCGCAAAAGAAATACGTTTCGCTCACCAAGGCAGACTTGCAACGCATACGTATGAATGCCCGCAACAATATGCAGCAAAAAGATCCAGAGCAGTTGTCGCTCATAAAAGAGTTCGACATCTTCATTATCCGTGCTTCTGCTCCGTCTGCCGACCTTGCCACCGTAGAAAACGGTCAGCTCCTTGCGATCGGTCATTATGATGGCAACAAGGTAGAAATGGCTATGTATGACGACATCAAACATAACCTGCAACAAAACTAAACGTTAAACATTAAACATTATAATTATGCCAAGATTAAAGAACATTACGAAAGCTGACGTAAAGAATATCCTCCGTTTGTCGCAGCCATATTACAAAAAATGGAATGTGGTGAGTGATTTTAAAACATTTATGTCAGCGGAAGGTTCTCTGTGCGACATCGTATTATATAAGGAGGCTTTTCCGACAGCAGAAAAGTTGTTGCCTCACAAAGTCTTGTCTTATGATACCGCTCCATCCTCGGCGAGCAAGGAAGACTTTATTTGCAATATTGATTCTAATTTGTTTCGAGTTGCGGTGCTTGATATAGTAGACCAGTATGTAGACCGAAAAAAATTTCCTTGCTGTTATCAGCGTTTTTTTGAGTCGAGTAAAGTCAAGGTGTGTATTGCTGATAGGTTTGTATATTTAAACGCCCTTGAGCATGTCACCAGAATGCTTTTGCTTTGTGGACTTGAACAGGCTGAGCTATACGACTTTAATGGCGGTTTGAAGTTTGTTGGTCGTCACGAGGGCAAGATAGCTGTTTGTATAATGATAGTCAAGGCAAGGAATGACGATGAGTCTATGGCAAAAAACCACAAATTAAACGTAGGTTCAAACAATCTTTCCTTTGGCTCAAATTCTGAAATACAGCCTGACCTTATTCACGAAACTATCAAGGCACTCGATGCTGCAAACGAAAAAGCATCTGAATACGATTTTTTGTTTAAGAAGGTGTACACCGTATCGCTCGTTGCCTATACCGACGTGCATGTGCTTGCCCTGTCTGAGGCAGAGGCTCGAAGAATAGCAAACGAGCAGGCTGGGTTGCTTGATTTTGATGAAAGTTTCGATATTGATTCTTGCTCCGAGATAAGTATATCTGATTTGCCGGACAATAAGCGTCATCTGATTTATACGGATGATGGAGAAATAGATCGTGGAGAACTTGACGAACTTATAGCTAAAGGTGCGTTGTTTGTTGGCGATGACGACGACGATGACAACGACGATGATTATGTCTTGGGCAACGACGACGATGATGATTAAACATTAAACTCTAAACATTAAACATTAAAAAGCGTCTCTCGTTTTTGCTTTGCTATTTGTTCTGGGGGAATGGATAAGGTAAAAGGCGAGGACGCTTTCTAAAAAATGCAATAATTATGTTTGAAGTTATAATATTTTTTGTTGCCATATTTTTTATAGCCATCGTGGGATGCACGATATGCAATGGCATCAAGTCACCCAACGAAGACGAGGAAGATGAAACTGAAAAAATGATATAGGATTATGAAAGTAGATAATGAAAACTGAGCCCACTTTAAAAAGGGGCATATTTTGAATCCAGTCTGACCAGTGTGGTCATTCTGAGTGAAACATAGCAATCGGCTCCGCTGGTGAATATCTTTCGAGAAATCGCTTTGAAAGAGCCGAAAGCTTCTCTGATAG